GCGCGCCGACCTCTCGGGCGCCAACCTCTCGGGCGCCTACCTCTCGGGCGCCGACCTCTCGGGCGCCTACCTCTCGCGCGCCGACCTGCCCTCGTTCTGGATTCTTCCCGAAGAGGGCTCGTTCATCGGGTTCAAGAAGCTGGCCGGCGGCGCTGTGGCGAAACTGGAGATTCTCCACAACGCGCGGCGTGTCTGTTCGCTCGTGGGCCGGAAGTGCCGGGCGGAGGCCGTGCGCACGCTGGCGATCAGGATGCCCGACGGCTCCGAGATCGAGCGCGCGGAGTCCTGCGGATTCAAGCGACTCGTCTATATCGTCGGCGAGGTAACACGCCCCGACTCGTTCAACGATGACGTCCGGATCGAGTGCAGCAACGGGATCCACTTCTTCATCACGATGAAGGAAGCGCAGGAGTACAACCCGTGAAGAAGCCGCCCGCCCCGATCGTTCGCTACACCCAGCACGGGATCGACGTGACCGACTACGACCGCGATCCGGAGCTCTGGCCGCCGTTCCGTTCGCCGCTCTTCGAGGTGGCGGAGGGGCCGGGCGGCGTGCGGATGACCGAGTGCATCGCGATCCCGGTGCCGCACGGGCCGGCACTGCGCCGCGCCCTGGCGTTCGGGCTGAGCGAGGCCGAGAGAGACGCGATCCACGAGTTCTTGGGGAACGAGCAGCGCCAGCTCGAACGCACCATTCGGCGGGATGCCGAGATCGAGAGCGGAGCCTACCTGGACGGCATGGTGCCGTGCGGCGAGGACGACCCGCAGCCGTCACTCTTCTGACCCCTGGCGGTAGGCGCCCGGCGTGGGGCGCCCTCCGCGAGCGGTTAGAGCCACCGCCCGAGAAGGAGCCACCGATGCCCGACGAACCCCGCCGCTTCCAGATCACGATCGAGGAAGACGACCTCGACATCATCCCCGCCGCCCTGCGAGAACACGCGCAGATCGCCACGCCCGCCCGCGCGGCGCGCTGCCGGAGCCTCGCCACTGCCCTCGAGAAGTTGCAGGGCGACCGCGTCGTCCAGGGCTGGCTGGAGCTGTCGTGAGCACGAGAGAACCCGTCACCCTTACCCCCGATGAGGTGCGCCTGTTGACCGAGATCCTCCGCGCCATCTGCCCGGAAGCGGCTGTCTTCGGCGCCGTGGCCGCGCTCTTGATCCATGCCAAGGGGGGCGACGTGGACGCCGAGGCCAAGGTCTTCGTCAGCCTCATGAGCAAGCTCGGCGGATTCGAGCCACCGCCGGTCCCCTCCGTGATTTGCCGGGCGGCGCCCGCGCAGGAGATGTGAATGAGGGCGCTTCTCTGCCTGCCCTGCGGCCTGCGCGCCTCCGGATCGCGCTCGCCGGAGAACCTGACGCGCGTCACGCCCGCCGGACCCGACGGGCCGGCCGAGTTCGAGCGGTTCATCTGGGGGACCGCCCGCCACCCGAAGAAGTCGCAGCGGGAGATCCGGGTGAACGGCCGGCCGGTTCCGCTCCCCCTCGACGCCTACACGTGCGACACGTGCGGGTCCGCGATAGCCCCCGGGTCGCGGGCCTGCGCCCACTCCGCCATCGACGCCGGGCGGAGGATCGCTCCGTGGGAATCCGAGTACCTCGATGGTGCCGAGGTGCCGAAGTGAGTGCGCCGATCTCCGCCCGACGCCTCATCTCCGTCACGCCGGACCCGAAGAAGTACGGCGGCTGCAAGACCTGCCGATCCGCCACCTTCGACCGGATCCCGCCAGCGGACCGCCCCGCCGTCGCCCTAGACCTCTATCAGCAGATCCTCGACTCCACGGACGAGCGAGAGGATCTCGTGAACGGCTTCCATCTCCTCGGCGCGGTCCTCGCCGGGGACAGCTACGACATCTGGTGCCCGGCGCACGACCCCTGCATGGACCTCGCCGCCCTGCTGACCGACTACCGCGAGAGGAGGGACTAGACCCGTGATCGTGAAATCCCCGCCCGCTGCGCCCGTGGAGGCGCCACGCCCCGAGCCGGCGCTACCCCTGCCTGTCCCCCTCGCCCGCCACGTCGCCCCCTGGCGGGTCGTCCTGGCCCTCGGCCTGCCCGCCCTCGGCTTCCTACTCCGGGGCCTGGGGTGGGCTCCGGTGATCGTCCTGGGGTGGATCGCCGCGATGGAGTGGGTGGCGATCGTCCGGGAGATGGCCGGGGCGAGCCGGGCGATCCACGAGAGCGGGCCGCCTACCCGTGGATAGACCGATTTCCTTCCCCGGAGGGGTCCCGGGCGGTGCCTCCGCTCTTGACCGTGCGGGAGAAGGGCTACCGGCGCTGGTCTGCCACGGGTCCGAGGCCCGGGCAGGACGTCCGCAGTGTCTCGGGGAGCAAGGCGAAAACCAGAGTCCCGGGTCTCGGGTCGCAATCGGTCAGCGCGGTGCCCGAAATCTTGCCGTCATCCCCGTACACCATGCAGCGGTCTCCCCGCTGCACCCCCTGGAGGTGGCCCAGCCACCCCCTACGCGCTCGCAATTCCGCCGGGAGATCGCGCGTAACCTCAACCCGTGCCGAGAGTTTTCCCGCTTCGCGGGGAAGATGACCTCTGATACTCTCGACGTACCGCATAGTCACCCGCGAGTCTACCAGACTCACGGGGCGGCGCCGGGGGGGCAACCTCCCGGCGTTTTCTTCCCATGACCCGCGAGGAGTGGGCCGAGGCTCAGGCGACCCTCGCGCGCCTCGGCTACCCGTCCTTCGTGGACTACCTGATCTCCGAGAGGGGGCAGCTCGTTCGTGGAATGGTGCTCGCCCGGGACGGCCGGTGCTGCGTCGGATGCAGGCGCCCCCGCGCGAGCCGCATCCGCTTCACCCGCTTCACCGAGGAGGACTACAACGGGGAGACGCTCGACCACATCGAGTCCGTCTGCCCGGAGTGCCTCTGGCCGCCGAAGCGTGGCCCGGTCAAGAAAAAGCGAACGCTGAAGCGCCCCCACCAGCCGTGGTCATGGACGTTCCATGAGTGAAGAGAGTGAGGGGCGCCCCCGCCCGGGGCGCCCCTCTGAGCCTGGGAGCGAGAAGGAGCCGGGATGCCGATCCCGACCGAGGAGAGTCTACGATGCCCGACCCCAAGCCGTCTACCCGGGTCCTCGTCTTCCGGATCCTGGCCGAGAGCCCGAAGACGACGGACTCGCAGCTCGCCAAGGCCCTCGGCGTCTCCCGGCAGCGAATCCTCCAGATCCGAACCTCGGGCCGGGAGGGGCCGCTCCCGCAGCCTCCGTACCAGGCGCCGAAGGTCGCCCCCGAGAAGATCGTCGAGACCTACCTGCGCCTACGGCACCTGCGCGCGACGGCGCTCGAGCTCGGGATCAGTCCATCGGTAGCCCGCAAGGCCCTCACCCGGGCCAAGATCCCGGTCCCGAAGTCGCGGAAGGAGCTGGACCCGATCACGGCGAAGCTCGTAACCCTGGTCCGGGCGGAGCCGCCCGTCCTCGTGCGGGACGCAGCGGTCACCTGCGGGCTGACCTACCTCGGCGCGCACAAGCGGTTGAAGAAGGCTCACCTGATCGTGCCGCCGGACCCCCTCCCAAACGATGAGGAGATCGCGGCGCGCTACCTGGCCGGCGCCCACGTCTCGGAGATCGGCGACTACTACGGGGTGTCCAAGTGGACCATCGTGCGAAGCCTGAAGAAGACAGGGACTCCGCGGCGCGAGACGAACGCGAGCCGGGCGATGGTGCGGGCAAGGCGGGTCCACATGATGCCCAACTCGGCGCGAATGGAGCACATTCTCGATGATCCGAAGGCCCTCGCTGAGACCCTCCCGCACAAGGAGAAGATGGATCTCGTGATGGCGACGTACCCGGCGGTTGAGGAGGACGAGGACAACCTCCCGCCGCACCTGCGGAAGATGTTGACCGATACGGAGGAAGTTGGGTAGGCTACCAACATGACTCCGCGTGCGGACCGCCCGAAGCCAGAGCCGCCCATGCATCCGCTCGTGTTTAAGATGAACGCGGCGCTCAGTGTTGACCTGTTCGATGCGGGGACCTGGACGTGGTACATGCACCCCCGGCAGGCATTCGCGTACCGCGGGATGCTGATGGTGGCCGAGGCTCCGGTGGGCCGGCGGGGCCGCTCGCAGCGGCGCGAGGGTCGCAGGCTACAGCGAAAGGCGTACACGCCGACGGGCTGGACACGGGCGAAGAGACGGGCTCGGGCGCTCCTGAAGAAGAGGCCGGACATCAAGGTCAAGATCAGCTACATCGGCAGAGAAGAGGAGGAAGCGTAAGTGGCAACGAACAAACGGAGGACCCCCGCCGAACGGGTGGAGGCCATCCTGAAGAAGCAGAAGTACCGGACCGAGGCGGAGGTGCTGGAGCGCGTCAAGGGCGCGACCCGCCCGATGATCCGTGCCGTCCGGCGCGATCTGGGCATCGACAGGCAAACGTGCCTGGCCGACATCCGGCGCAAGCTCGCGACGGACCCGAAGTGGCCCGGCACGGCGGCCATCTCCTACGCGCGGAAGACCTACGGCATCCAGCTCGGGGCGCCGGACGTCTCGCGGCTGCGGCCGAAGAAGAACACCAAGAAGAAGGGAGCGAAGAAGTCATGAAGCCCAGAAAGGTCAACCTCTCGCTGGAGATCACCACCGACCTCTCGATCGGGGTGCTCAGGAAGACGCGTCACGTGGACCTGGAGGATGAGAACGGAAACCAGATCGGCTACACCCAGGTCCAGCAGGCCAGCGCGTACGTCGTCCAGCCCATCCCCACCGCCAAGCCCAAGAAGGGAGCGAAGAAGAAGTGAGCCAAGACACCGTCATGACGTTCTCGGCGCTCGCCGCGACCGTCGAGAACCCCTACAAGGGGAAGAACCGCTTCCTGGTCGAGACCCTGGACGAGGCGCTCGCCGACTGCGCCCGGGCCTCCGCCTCGACCCGGAAGAAGTCCTCCTTCACCATCACCGTAACCCTCCAGCCCCTCGGCGATGACGAGGTGGCCCTCTCCAGCAACGTCAAGACGAAGATCCCGGAGAAGGGCGCCCTCCCCGTGAAGGCGTACCTCGACAAGCGCGGGACGCTCGTCGCCGACGACCCCCAGCAGCTCACCCTGCCGGTGGAGATCGTCAAGACGGGAGCCGAGACCAAGTGAAGACCGACTACCTCCTCCAGTTCTTCGCGTACGCGCACCTGCCAGAGCACCTTCAGGCGGTGTCGAAGCCGTTCGGCATCCTGGCCGAGCAGATCGTCGCGACGCTCCCGAGCAACCCGGAGCGGACCGTGGCCCTCCGCAAGCTCCTCGAGTCCAAGGACTGCGCCGTCCGGGCCCTGCTCTTCAAGGACGCCGCATGAGCCGCCTCGACGACGCCATCGACAAGCTGGTCTCCCTCGGGACCTCCTCCCGCCCCGTCCTCCTGAAGCTGGACGACGGCTCCGGGCGGATCTTCATGTTCAACGACGCCGCGAAGACGTACGCCCAGATCGAGCACTTCAACGCCCGCCGCCGGTCCGTCTCGAACATCTCCTCGTTCGCCGCGATGGTGAAGGCGGAGATCCGCCGCTACCGGTCTGCCGCGCCCGCCGTTCAGGACCAGCCGGACGCCGCCTGGCCCACCGTCGTCTTCACCGAGCAGGGCGGCTCCTTCCACCTGGACGACTCCGACGACCGGATCACCTTCGGCTACGCCCGCAAACTGGCCCCGGCCTTCGTCTCCGTCTCCCAGCTCGTCGGCAAGCCGATGGAACACCTGGCCCTCGTCCGCTGCCTGCAGGGCCTCCGGTCCTACATCGTGGACGAGCCCGGTACCCCGGCCGGGACGCTCCTGAGCGCCTTCCGAAAGGTCACCTTCGAGCGGGGCGTCCGGGTGGACTCCCAGCCGCTCGTGGTCGAGAACAACGGCCACCACGCCTACGAGATGAACTTCTCGGCGCGCGGCGGGCCGATGCAGACGTTCCTCCCCACCACGATCCCCCTCCTCCTCCCCTACGCCCGCGGCGGCAACAGCTACGCGACGGAGCTCGAGGTGGACGTGACGCTGAAGGACCCGCCGGCCGGCGCGGCCCCCGGCGGGGCATCGCTGGCCTTCACCCTCGCCTGGCCGCTCCAGCCGGACTTCGTGGAGAAGGCGATCGAGGACGAGATCGACAGTTTTCGGGCCGAGACCGAGAGCCTCGTCAACGACGGGCCCGGCTCGCTCGTCATCCTGGAGAACCTGTGATGCAGAACGTTCTCACCGACATCACCTTTATCCTCGATCGCTCTGGCTCGATGGCCGGCCTCGTGGACGACACGATCGGCGGATTCAACACCTTCCTCGCAGAGCAGAAGAAGGTGGCCGGGGCTGCCAACGTGACCCTCGTCAGCTTCGCCGACTGCTCGACAACGGTCTACGCCGGGAAGCCCCTCGCGGACGCGCCGCTGCTTTCCACCGAGACCTACCGGCCGAGCGGGAACACGGCGCTCTACGACGCGATCTGCGAGACGGTTGACGCTACCGGCGCTCGCTTCACCATGATGGCGGAGTCCGAGCGCCCCGGCATGGTGATGGTGGTCATCATCACCGACGGGGAGGAGAACCACTCCCGGAAGTTCTCGCGCGAGGACGTGTTCCAGCGCATCACGGCCCAGCAGGACGTATACAAGTGGACGTTCCTCTTCCTCGGGGCGAATCAGGACGCCTTCAGGGCTGCCGGCGCGATGGGGATCCCGCAGAACCTCGCCGCGAGCTACTCGGCGTCGGCGTCTGGCGTTGCCGCCAGCTACGGCTCGGTGTCCGAGAAGGCAGCCGCGGCCAGGCATGTCTATCAGGTCTCTGGTGCCGTCCGCGCGAACCAGAATCTTCGCGATATCGACCTCCAGAAGTCGGTCCACGAGCACGAGAAGAGGTAGAACCTGTAGGGCCTGGCGCCTCGAACCTCCGCCGGCCACGGGGCCACGGAGCGGCGCCTTGATCTTGGGGGCGGTTGCGAGCCGCCCCTTTTCGTTTGTTCAGGGGACGTGTTTCCAGACCTCACGGCGGCGGACGACAGACACAAGCGATTTCGACACGCCGAATGCCTCTCCAGCCGCCACCGTGCCCCTCGGGTCCGCTCTCAACGCCCGTACCGTTTCTTCGGTCAAGACTGCGTTCGGGTGACGCTCGCCACGCGGCGTATTGGCGCGTCCCTTCCGAAACATGTCCAAGACGTTGTCTCGCTGCGTCCCAAGAAAAAGGTGGCGCGGGGCCGTACAGAGGGGAGTGTCACATTCATGCAGCACTTTGAGGCCGTTCGGGATGGGCCCGCAGAACAGTTCCCACGAGGCCCGGTGCGCCAGCCACATCCGGGAGCGAAACCAGAACATCCCGTAACCCTGGCTGTTGATGCCGGCCGTCCACAGCCAGTGATCGGCTCCGCGGTCCGTCTTCATGAGGAAACGGTCTAGCCAGATTTGGTCAGCGGGGGGTAGAGTCCATTCAGCCATTCGGTCCTCCTCGAAAGGAACGGTGGTGAGGCTCCGGTGCGGGCGCTCGATACGCTCGCCCGGGGCCGCTTCTTTGTCGAGTCTACTCCGGCGGCGCTTCCGCCTCGTACGTCGGGATCTTCCGGCGCATCGCCTTGAACGCCTTCCCCCACTCCTCGGACGGGAACTTCTCCTCGAGCGACTCCAGTTCCTCCTCCGGCATCTCAGCGCGCTTCCCGAGGGCCCACTGCGCCATGTGCGTGCTCCAGGTGTTCAGGGTGTGGAGGTCGTCGCCCTTCGCCCCCTCGGCGGCGATCCTGGCGTGGTCGATGGCGGTCTTGGCGGCTGCGATCCGCTTGAGGGTCGCCTTCTCCTCCTCGGTCGCCACCTTGGAGCCGACCTTCTGGCGGAGGAGCGCGTCCTGCTCGTGCATGTGGTCCACGGAGACGCCGGGGGTCGCCCTCACGCCGAGACGCCCGAGGACAGGAACATCCTCGAGCCCCTCGATGTCCTTCATCTTCCGCATCCCCGTAGCGAGCTCGACGCCGCGGGCAAGATCGAGCCCGAGCCCCCCGGTGTAGCCGGAGACCGTGTGGTCGATCTTCGAGGGGCTGATGTTGAGCCAGGCGCCGAGCTGCTTCGCGATCTCCGTCGTGTACCGCTGGTACTGGTCGCGGGGGAGCTTCCGCCTTTCCATGAACGGGTCCACGATCGGCCGGTTCTTGAACGTGTCGTAGTTCAGCCCGGCCTCGATCATCGGCTTGATGGCAGCCGGTAGCACGTCAGCGACGCCGGCCGCGCCCTGCGAGAGGCCGAACGGCATGAGGGAATCGAGCGTCCCCCACATGGCGTCGGACACGCCACGACCGTTCTTCCGGTAGGCGTAGTCGAGGAAGGCTTCGGGCACGCTTCCGAAGATGTACCCCAGCTCCTGCGGCTTCGGGATCCGGTACTTCGTCTTCCCGTGATCCGTGGACCAGACCCAGAAGGCCCCCTTCTCCCACGACTTGAGCTCCTTGTACCACTCCTCGTCCTTGTTGGCGTACCAGAGGAGTGCGGTCGGGACCGTGATCCACGAGACCGCCTGCGCGGTCGCTTTCAGCGCCGCGGCCTTCCCCTCGGAGCCACCGAACGTGCGGTAGAACTTCGACGCGCCCTGGATCTTGGCGTTGAAGAAAGGGATCAGCTGGTTGAGCGCCTGGCCGATCACACCGGCCCGGGTGAAGTTGACCGTAGCCTCCTTCGAGGCGAGGAGTGCTTCCAGGTAGGCGTTCTCGGTGCCCTTCCCCCACTTCTGCTCGGCCTGCTCGAGCACCCGCGTGAACTCTGCGATACGTGGCCCAGACTCGAAGACGCCGAGATGCTCACGCAGGGCGTCGATCGGGTGGCGAAGCGTGATCCACGCCTTTTCTTTGCCGGTGCGGGCCAGCGCCTCCTCGACGGCCCGGCCGGCGGCGATGCGGTCCTGGCCCATGAGGGTAGAGAGCTCTCCGCCGAGCGCACGCCACCGCTGCGCCTCCGGCGACTTCGAGAGGCCGGACCAGAGGCCGACGAGAGCGTCGGCGGGCGTCAGGTGTCGCCCCTTGGAATACACGGCCCAGGTGAACGCGTCGCGGATCGGGTTTGCGATCAGCGAGAACCCGGCGTTGACACCGGTCGCCCCGAGCTGGACGAGGCGCTTCGGGGCCGCCAGGGCGGAGAGGTACGACGGGAGCACCTCGTGGTCCATGTGCGTGACGACTCGATAGACGTCGGGGTCGAGCTCCCAGAACTCGCGCTGCCCGTTGCGCGCGATCGAGACGATGTTCTGGCGCCCACGGTATTCGCCTGCGTTCTGGAACACCGTGAGGGTCGCGTCCAGGTCGGCCGCGCTGAGGTCCGCGCCGGCCTTCTCAAGCTGGCGCTTCAACTCCCTGACGCTGAACTCGGTGGACTCCTTGGGAGACTCCACCTTCTGCGCGAACCAGGCGAGGCCGGGGTTCTCCGTGACCATATCAGCGATGGAGCGCCCAACGCGGAGCTTGTTGCCGAGCCTGACCATGCTGTCGGCCTGTCGGATGAACGAGTCGAGCGGGTTGATGACGGAGCGCCCCGAGCCGCGAATCTTCTGAACACCCTTCCCCTGATTCACGAATCCCGCTCTAGCGCCGCCGCCCCCGCCACGCTCGACCTCGTCGAAGTACCTCTTGAGCGGGACGTACACGGGGTTGGCGGCGCGGATGACCTTAGCCTCAGCGGCCGTGAGCCCTCCGGATTCCACCACGTAGTCGATCAGGTAGTTGCTCCACTTCGTCATCGCGTCCAGCGCGGCGCGACGCTGCGGGCTCTCCAGCTGCTTCACCGTCGCTTGCGCGTCGGCGAGCGTGATGCCGGGGTTGATTCCACGCTCCCAGAGATCCTCGGCCCGGCGCGCGTAGGAGTACGCCATCAGGTCGGGCAGCTCCTTGTGCGGGATCTCCTTGAGCGCGTCGGCGAGCGACCCGCCGACGACATCGCCCTTGGTGTTGACGGCCGCGTTGAAGATGAACGTGCGGGCGGTGCCTGGTGCGTTCTTCTCGAGCGCGGCGGCGACGAAGGCTGGATTCTTCGTGGGCTCAAGCACGAGGCCGTGTTCCTTCATGACGCGGCCGACGGCGTCCTCCAGCGGCGCGAACTTGTTCACCCACATCTGTCGGCTAAAGAAGTGCGTCAGCTTTTCGATGCCGTCCTTGAGCTGCGCCACCGGGCCAGACTCGACCGTGTGGATCTTCCCCTTGACGCGCCCGACGGCGCCGGCCTCGTCCCACTTGCGGTACAGCTCGCGGGCCGAATCGAGCCCGCCGAGTTTCTCTGGCGGCATGTTGTCGCGCACCCACTTGTGCAGCGCCGGGGCCTCTTTCGCCATGTCATCGCCGATCAGGTACTTGCCGACGTACTCCGCCATCCCCTCTCTGAGATAGCCACCCGCCGGCATTCGGCTCCCGTAGAGGTCTTTCCCGAGGCGCGTCAGTTCGATCGCCACAGCGGCCGGGAACGCCTGACGATCCTTGAGCGCAAACTGGTGCAGCGAGTGCCCCGCCTCGTGGGCGGCAGTGACCATGTCCTCGGCGACCTTCGTTCGGATCGCGTTGTTGCGCGGGTCGAACCAGCCGAGTGCCCGCCTGGGGCCGAAGTAGCCGTGCCCGTAGCGAATCGGGGTCCCGCTCACGTCCTCGAGCGCCTTCACGATCTCCCGCGGGTTCGTCTCGGCCTTCTCGCCTGGGCCCGCCATCGTGGCCTGGCGCGGAGCCCCGCTCGGACTGTCGTACCGTTCCGGCTCTAGTGGACCGTCGGGGGGCGGTACCGCGGGAGTACGGGGGAGTCGCTTGAAGGACGGTACTGGGACCTTCTGGCGGCCGGTGCGCTCGGCGTACGGGTCGCGGCCGACGCCGCGGCCGGTGCCGCTGGAGTAGGCGAAGACGCGGGGGGCTCCGTCTCCACCGGCTCCCCCTCCTCCTGCCGGGCCTGCGCCAGGGCCCTCTCCACGATCCGGTCCACCACCTCCGGCCTGATCGAAGAGTCCGGTCTGGGCGCTGGTGGTTTCCTCGTGTCGGGCTTCGTAGATCCGCTTGGCGGCATCGTAGATTTCGGCGACTCGTGGGACATCGACTTCTCCTCCGAACAGGTCGGCCTGGCCCGGGTGCCCGGCTCCTTCGACAGCGCGGGCGATGGCGTCCACCATGCCGCCGATCTTCTTGGCGGACCGCTTGTTCTTGTCCATGAAGGACAGGAGCGCGCTCCCTTCGGGCGACATCTCGCCAGCGAACATGTCCCGCTGGGCCAGGTAGTCGGGCACCGACAGCTTCATGTCCTTGGCCGAGTAGAGGTGATCGACCGCCTCCTTGATGGGGGCGAGGAAGTCCACCGGGTGCAGGTCGCCCGCTTCGATCGCGGCCCGCACTTTCGCCACGCGGGGCGCCGCCGAGAGCAGTCCGTTCGACACGGTCCTCGTGTTGTCGTCCGCCGCCTCCAGGGCACGCGCCAGGAGCCGGTCCTGGCCGTACGCCTTCCCCATGATGGCGGCCTTGATGCGCTGCACCGCCCGCAGGTTCGGGTTCCCGTCAGCGTCGATGAGCTCGCCGCGATCGGTCTCGGGGACGACCTCGTCGAAGAAGCGGCGGAGGAAGCGGCGGTTGGACGCCGCGAGCACGTCGCCCTCTTCGCTCGGCAGGAAGTCCGCGAGGATCTCGGGCGTCAGCGCCGCGGCGTCGCTCGTCGCCTGCTCGGCCGCCCCCATTCGGAGCGCCGAGGAAGCATTCGCGTCCCGCGTGAACTGCCGCTGCTCCTCCGGGGTCATCTCGGTGACCCTGCTGCGGACCAGCATCGGCTCCCGCATGGCGGCGACCTGCTCCGGAGTCATCCCGTACCGCGCCGCGTCCGCCTCAAGACGCTCGCGGTAGGCTCCGGCACGACCAGTCCGGTACGCCTCTCTGATCGCAGCGGCCCGGCCGTTCCCGGACTCGACAGGATGAAGCCCGCCATCGGCCGCGTCGGTCACCACAGGCGCCCCCGTCGTGGCGTCGAGGCTCTCGCCGAGCAAGTCCGGGTTCAAGTTTCGCGACATCGCCGTGATCTGTCGAATCGACTCGTCGCGGCTCCTGTCGCGCGGCTGCAGCCCCTCTTTCTGCGGGTAGCGTGGGTCGATACGTCCCTCGGCGTCGTGCGAGGGGACGACATCGCCAGCCTCCACGATCTGATGCTCGACCTCGATGGGCTGGTCCGGCTTGACCCAGATGGTCGAGCGCCGCCGGGACGAAGCCGCCCCGGCCCCAGCAGCCGGAGCGCCGCTAGGCGGCCCAGGAACCGGCGACTTCTCTTCGGGCCGGCCGCGCATGTCCAGCCACGTCTTGTCGCCCTCCTGGACGACGCCAACCCCTGACGTGGGGCCGGACTTACCCTCCGGCCTGAAGCGCTGCGCCGGATCGAGCGCGAGTTGGCGTCGCGCCCATGCTTTCGCGGCCTCCGGCTGCGTGGGTGAGTCCGCGACTCGCCGAAGGAGCCGCTCTGCCGTGGCGGGCTCCACCTCGGCAGTAATCCGGATCATTTCCTGGGTGGAGCGAATCTCCTTCGCTTCCGCCCACGAGACCGGCGTGGCGCCAGCTACCGGCTCGGCGGCGGGCGGTAGTTGAGACTTGGACGTGCCAGCGGCTTCTGCGGGGCCTGCGGTGACTGCGTCAGCGACGGATCCCGGTAGCCTCTCTCCCTCGGCGGCAGGCCCGCGTGCTCCCTCACCTCCGCCAGGTAGTCCTCTAGTCTCTCGTCGAGCTGCGAACTCGGCATGCTCTGGGGCGAGGATCTCGGCGGCCCTTGCTCGGCTGACTGCATCAATCGCCTCCCTCTCGGAAATCCTACGCGCTTCGTCGGCGCTGTCCATCGCTTCGTTGAGCTTGCGCAGCTCGCGAAGCTTGTAGTCGGAGGCGATCTGGCCTACGTCAACGAAATGGATGCGCCCCTCCGGGCCCTTGTCCTCGACTCGGCGCTCTACCGGGGGGGCGGCCTTTGCCGCTTTCTTCGCCTCCAATCGGATCCGGGCGACGACCTTCGGAGCGGCCTTCGGTGGGACGTCGCCCCCGAGGACCCGCCGGACGAACTCGACGGACCCCGGCAGCGCATCCGGCCCGTAGATGGCCTTCGCGACCTGGGGAGCGACATCGGCCTTTTCGCTCTCCATCCCGGCCTGCCGCTCGGCGACGATGTCCGCCGTCGAGCCCTGTGTCACCCGGCCTTCCGGCCCGGCGACCTTCTGGGCCGCCTCCACCGCCGCCGGAACCTGCTCCGGCGTCGCCTGCGCGCTCTGGACCTCGACCCCCTCTGGCGTCCGAGCGGTGACGACCGTCTGCGCGCCCTCCGGCCGCTCGTCCACGCCCATCCCGAGGATCTTCCCGAGGCCCTGGCCGGAGTCTGCCGCCTTCGCCACGGCCCCCGCGTCCACCTTGTTCGGGTCGAAGATGACCGCGCCGGCAGGCGTGTCCACCCGGACGAAGCCATCCGGCGTCACGGGAACGGCGTGCTCGCCCTGGCGGGGGAAGAGGACGGCCGGCTTCCGCCCCTCCACGAGGGCCTGCATCTGGGCGTCGAGGGTCGCCTTGGGCTCGGGCTGGATGTTCTCGGCGGCGGGCGGGGTGCGCCCGGTGCGCGCCTCGACGCCCTGCGGCGGCTCAGGACCGAGCAGGTTCGATAGGATCTCGCGGAGCTTCTCCGGGTCCTCCAGCGGATTCGCCGGCTTCGCGCGCTCGGTCGCCTGGGCCTGCTGCCACGTCGCGTCAGGTGGCACCTCTGGCGGGGCGTACCTCGGCCGCGATGGGGGCGGCTCTGGAGGAGGAGCCGGCGACGGCTGCCGACGTGCCGCTGCCTGGCGCTCCTGCCACGTCGCACCCTCGGGGAGAGCCGGGCCGGGCGGGAGGGTGCGTCCCTGGCTGATGTCGGGCGGGACGGGGAACGGCCCCATCCGCTGCCCCTCGACCTGCCCGCCGAGGAGCCGGTCGAGGACCGCCTGCGCTTCCTCGGGGGATACCTGCTTCGGGCCGGGCTCGGGCGGGACGATGTCGCGAGCGTAGGCGCCGTTTCCGCGAGCGGGGGGAGGAGCAAGGTCCGGCCGGTACTCGCCCAGCCGGGGCTCGATGAGCGGGGAGATCAACCCCCGCGCCTTCGCCATGACGTCCTCGGGCGCCCGGAAGACGGGCGGCCCGGCCTCGCCGTACTCCGGCTGGTAGACGCGGGCCCCAGGCTCGCCCACCTCCAGCGGAGCCCGCCGCGCTTCGAGCGAGTCCGCGATGTGGCGACGCGCTCCGAACGGAGCCGCGCCCATCAGCGCGTCCATGACGGTCTTTCCGTAGAGGTTCGCCCGCTCATCGAAGGAGAGCGGAGGAGTCTCCGAGTTCATCTCGCTGGCGATGGCTGGAACGTCCTGAGCGAGCCCGCCGACGCCCTCCCCGCCGAAGTAGGAGACCAGCGCGGCGTCCACGAGCGGCTTCATGGCCCCGGGAGTCGCGCGATGGAGGAGCCCGAATTCGGCCAGTGCCGGGAGCGAGGATGCACCCGCCTGCGCGGCGCCCTGGGTGATCGCTGCGGCGGTCTGGACGATCTTCGAGTCGCTCTGCTCTCCAGCGTCGATCAGCCGGGCGAGCGAGGAGTGCTCGGTGTTCTTCGTCGCCCACTTCCCGAGGTCGTCAGAGGCCCCTTGCGCCCACCCGTGGACGCGCTCGTAGTCGCTCTTCAGCCTCTCCACCGGGGGCGAGGAGGCGATGGCGCCCAATGCCACGTCTCCGACCCCTGGAGCGCGTCGTGTGACCGGAGCCTCGCCGATGGCCTTCCCGGCGAAGAGAGGGACGCCGCGACGCACGGGGGTGGCATCCGGAGCCATCTCTCCGGCCCCGCCGAACATCTCGCTCCCGACGGCCGCCAGCGGGGCGAGGTACTTCTCCCGCCGCTGGGCCCCGGCCGCCCGTCGGTCGCGAATCCCCTGCGTCGCCGCCGTGATCTCGGGGGCCTCCATGGCGGGCGCCCCGATCCGCCCCGCTGCTCGCTGAAGCTCCGGCGTCATGATGGCGTCCGCAAAGCTCGGCCCACGCCTGGCCGGTGCTACCGGCTCCTCCCGAATTACGGGCTGAATTGCGGTGGAATTACGCGGGATTACGGGTTCGGGAGCGAAATCGGCCTTTTCGCTCTCCGGCCGCCCGCCGAGCACGGCGAGTCGCTTCCTCGCCGTCGCGCGAAAGCTGTCGTCCAGCTCGAACCCGTCAGGGGGCGGCGGGATGTCGTCGTCGAGGACGTAGCCTCCCGGAGGGGCCGGGATCCCGTCCACTTAGAGCGGCCCCCACCCGCGCTTCTTGCGGTAGCCGATCTTCTTGCCGGTCTTGGGGTCCGTCGCCGTCTTCAGCACGGGGTCATTATCCCCGTCTCCGCCCCCAGAACCGCCCATTCGCCGATCGGCGTCCTCGTGGGCCTTCTTCCGCTCCTCTTCGATCTTGGCGGCTTCGCTCGGTCGCGCGCCGGCCAGCCTGCGGTCGAATCGAGCGTCGATGTTGTTGTGCTGGGCCTGCACCTTGATCGGATCGGGCTCGTTGTCGTCGGCCTTCTGCGCCTTCCCCGGCTTCGGGTGCTCCGTCGCGTACTCCTTCGCCTGAACGGCCGCCGGCTTCGCGGCCGTAGCCTGCTTGATTGCCGACGGGGACGGGTCCTGCCCGGCAGCGGCGAAAGGCGTCGGAGGGCCCTGTGCCGGGATCTTGTCCCCGACCGGGAGGAGCGACTGTGGGTCGTTCGGGTCCTGGAGCACGAGTCGGTTGTCGTCGCCGACCGCGAACGGCTTCTGGGCTGCCGTAGAGCGTCCGGTGCGCGCGGTGATGCCCGACCGGTGCATCGCCGCTAGCGTGGACTCGTCCGGCACCACGTACTCCCGCTTCGAGGAGTCGAAGATCAGGTTCCCGACCGTCTTGTAGCGGTTCGGGTCGTAGCCCCCGGCACCGCCCATCAGGCTCGCTCGCCTGTAGGCGTTCCGCGCCCGCAGGATCTGAGCGTCCTGCAGGTACTTGTTCCGCTTCATCTCAATCGACCCGGTCCCGGCTCCACCCCAGGTGATCCCGGTCCTCGCCGGAAGCGCCATCGCCGCGTCTTCCAGCTCTTTCGCTCGCTTCTCGTCCGCCCGGAACTCGTCCAGCATCGCGTTGTCCACCGTCGCTGCACGCGCCTGGTCCTGCTGGCCCGGGTTGGTCGGGTCCGGCGCCTGGTACTTCAGCACGCCTCCGCCGCCGAGATCGAAGTCGTCTCCGGCCCCCGTGTCCCGCGGGGTGGCGCCGCCGAAGATCCGGACCGCGTCCTCCTCCCGCTGCTTCTGGTCGAGGATTGCGCGCTGCGTACTGGACGGGTTCGGCGTGCCGTAGCCCGGGTCTGGCCCGGCCAGATTCGGGTCGTAGTAGGACCCCTGCGTCTGGGTCTGCCGGCCGCCACCGCCGCCCCCGCCGAAGGCGCCGAGGGACACCTTCTTCTTCTTTGCTCGCGCACCGTACGGCGTCCACCACTGCGTCTCCCGCTGACTCGCGGCGATGCCGAACGGATCCTCCTGCGCGTCCGCGTCATCGAAGCCGAAGGTGCCGAAGTCGCCGAATCCGGACATGCTGGCCTCCTAGATGCTCACGCCGCCGGAGCCGCTGGTGTCGGCGCCCATGTGGTACTTCTCGCGCGGGTTCTTGAAGATGTCGAGGAGCGTCCCGAGGCCCGAGAGGAAGTTCTGCTGGCCCTGGCCGTAGAGCTGCTGCTGGCCGGCGAGCCCGAACTGCCGGTTCTTCCGCTGGGCATCGGCGTACCCCGTGGCCCCTTCGAGCGCCGCGTTCTTCCGCCCGTAGAGCTGCTGGCCCATCCCGGCGAGGCCGGCCGCGCCGGTCCCCATCCGGCCGGATGCCCGGTCGTCCTGCTGGTTCATCAGCCCGAGTGCCCCCATTCGCTGCGTGCCCTGCTGCCCGAGGGCCGAGAGCTGCTGCTGACGCGCCGCCTCGTCCTGGCTGTTCATGCCGGAGAGGCCGAACTTCTGCCGGTCCCGGGCAGCCTGGTCCCAGGCGTTGAGACTGGAGATCCCGGCGAGCCGGAGCTGGGCCGCGTCCCTGGCGTTCTGCGAGGCGAGGCTCTGGGCCTGGAGCGCCCGTGAGGCGTCGGCCTGCGCCGCGGACGACTCGATCCCTGCGATGTTCGCGAGGCCGGAGGCGCCGAACTCCTTCTGGCGCTGGGCCTCCTTGGCGAAGTCGATGGTGTTCTGCCGGGCCTGCCCGCCGAGGGCCGAGGCCCGATCCGCCGTCTGCCGAGCGAGGGCGCCGTAGAGTCCGGCCTGCCCGCCGCCCATCGCCCGCTGCCGCATCATCTCCGAGGCGTTGTTGTCGAAGATGCCGCGCGCCGTCCGCATCCCCTCCTGTTGGATCGCGTTCTTCGTGGCGTCGTCGAAGCCCTTCCCGGCCAGCGCCGCCTCGAAGGCCGCCTTCGCACCTCCGAAGGCGCTCCCGGCGCCGATCCCACCCGCCGGGCCGCTCACGGCCGACCCAGAGCCGCCACCGAGCCCGCCGAACCCGGCGAAGCCAGCCCCGTCGGCCCCGCCGAGGCCGGAGAGGAAGTCCCCGTACAGCCCGCGGTCGGCCAGCTCGAAGTCGGTCGCGTCGTCGGCCCCCAGGGCCTGCTTCCGGAAGCCTCCCCTGGTCTCGATCTCGTTCTCGTTCCGGATCCCGTTCGCGAGGTCGTTCAGCGGTCCCTGCTCCGTGTTCGAGGCGAGGCCGCCGAGGAGGCCGCGGGTCTCCGCCTCGTTCCCGGTGAGGCCGCCGAGGCGCATCGTGCCGAAGGTATCGGCCGCCCCCGCGTCATACTCGTTCGTCGGGTTGCCGTATTCGTCCAGCCAGCCGGCCCCGATCCGCTCCTCGTAGTCGGTCGGGTCGCCGAACTCGCTGTAGCCGCCGAAAAGCCCCCCGGTAGGGGCATCCTGAGAATCGCCGAGCGGGCTGCTCCACGGGTCGGTTGAAGAACCCTGGGGCTTGACGCTGGACGGGCGAGCATTGTCAGCGTCGTTCAGGATCTCCGGATACCGCGGGAAGTAGCCGTCGTTCGGGTCGTTCTCGGGGAGGTAGTTGAAGTGCTGGCCGAGGTTGATGCCGTTCGGCGCCGCGTTCTGTGGGTCGGACGGATCGCCAGCGCCCGGATTCGTCCCGTCCATGTTGTCGATCCCGCCTGGACGGCCACCACCGGGGCCCATCATTCGGGCGTTGTTCATCCCGCCCCCGCCCTGCGCCGCCTTCGGCCCAGCGAAACCCGTGTTGCTGCCGTAGATCCCACCCGCCGACGGGAGCTTCGTCCCGGCGCCGGCCGTGTTCGGCCTGTTCTGCCCGGCCTTCCCGTAGGACCCGCCGTAGCCGATGCCACCGAAGAGCGCGTTGTTCTGGGCCCGAAGCTGGTTCAGCCAGTCGTTGACCGAGAACCCCATGTCGAGGAGCGGCTGGGTCTGGTTGTCCTCGCCGATGTACGTGTACTTGTCCGTGCCCTGGTTGCGGTCACGGGCCATCTGCATCCCGCCAGAAACGCCGCTGCTTCCCATGGTGGCCTCCCTACGCGATCGCCTCGAGTGGCACGAGGAGCCGGTTGCCCGGATCCGGTGGTGCCGCCCCGGGCGCCCGCTCGTTCAGGTAGAAGATGACGTGGGGGCGCGGGTCACCGTGCGCCCCCGGGAGGGTCATAAGCCGCTTGGCGAAGCGAAGGGACGTCGTCGGGCAGTAGAGCTCGCGGATCCCGAGCGCCCGGCACCGCTCTCCGCCCTCCTGCAGAAGCGCCTGGACGAGGGCCCAGCGGTCCTCCGGCTCCCGCCAGTCGGGGTCGGGCAGGAGGAACGCCTCAACGGCGTGCCGAGCCGTCGCCGCCGCGGCGATCCGCCCGTCCTCGTCCACCGCCACGAGGGTGAAGCTATTCGCCGGGTCGTTCGGGTGCGCGCAGTAGAGGTCCCGGCCGGTCTTCGCCTTGTGGACTGCCCGTGCGGCATCCGCGAGACGCTCGATCTCGGCCATGTCCCCCTGCTGGAAGATCCGGATCCTCACGTCACCACCACTTCCGCTCTTTCGTCGCCATCGGCCCGGGAGCCGATTCGCTCGTCGTGTCGAAGCCCATCGTCGGAGTCGCTTCGCCTCCGGTGCCGCCCGGCCAGAGCTGGGGCCCGAGGTTGTAGCGGGCGGCGTCAGCCTCGCGCTTCTTCCGCCGCTCCTCCATGAGCTTCGCGAGATCCACGTCCTCCTGGTCGGACTTGCTGAGCCCGATGTCCGCCTGAACGTTGGTCCCGCCGCCACCGCCGCCGTCCTGTCCCATCGGCCATCTCCTCTAGATGTTGTACCCGCCGCCCTGCGGCGCTCCGCCGGGGCTCCCCTGCGGGCCCTGGATGGCCCCGGTGTTGCCGTAGAACCGGCGCCTCTGCCGGGGCTGCGGTCGGCCGTAGGCGCCGCCGGGCGGCATCTGCCAGCGGGACGGGGCGGGCCCGCCATGCGGCATCCCCGCTGCCTCATCGCGAGCCTCCGCCCGCCCCGGGCCGGCGTCGTAGGCCGCTCCCGGGTTGTCCGGGGCCGGTCGGTCGGAGCCCTGCGGTCGATACCACTGCTGCTGCCCGCCGCCCTGGGCGTTGCCGTAGCCGCCGTACCAGCCGCCACCGCGTGCCCGCCCGCCGCCACCGCCACGGAGGTCTCCGCCGCCCATCATGCCCATCTCGGGGAAGCGACCATAGCCACCTCCGCCGGGCTGCTGCGCCGCGTGCAGCGTGTTCGGAGCGCCGCTCGACGGGCCCACCTCGAAGGGCGAGGTCGCGCCACCCTGGTAGGAGACGCTGCCGTCGGGCGCGGATACCGCCCCGCCGCCACCGATCCCCTGCCCGCGCCGCGGGTCGCCGAAGTCCGGGTCGTAGCCCCTGTCCATGAACCGCTTCTTCCGGTAGACGGCCTCCTGGGTATACCCGTCGCCCTGCGGCTGCTGCGCCAGGACGCCCTGGAGGTTCTGCATGAACTGGGGGTCGTCGAAGATCGACCCGCCGCCGCCCTCGCCGCCACCACCGCTCGTGTCGAATCCCATAGTGCCTCCTCAGTACCGCGTCGTCGGCTGATACGGGTTGGCCGGCGTGTAGCGTCGATTGTAGGGGTTCGCCCCCCCTGGTTGCGCGAGGGCCTGGTTCGTCTGCTGCTGCCGCTGCGCCGTGCTCTGACGGGCCTGGTAGGCGGAGCCCTGCTGCTTCGCCGCGGCCGAGGTCGGTGCCGTCGCCGGGTCGAAGCCCGGCTGGCCCGCCGGCTTCCCGCCCTGCCCGCCTCCGGGTCCAGGCATCCCGGCCACCTGCAGCGGCGTCGAGGCCCCGCCGAAGCCCGGGGTGGACTGCCCGATCGGGAAGTACCGCGGCTGGGCCGCCATCACCTGCTGCTGCCCGGGCTGTGCCGGGACCGAGCCGCCACCCGTCGGGGAGGGCGTCGCGCTCGTCCCGCTACCGGGGGCTGGCGGCTGGTACGGGTGCGTCGAGGGGGTGTCCACGACCGAGTGAAGGCCCGGGCCCTGCCCGCCTCCACCGCCCCCTGCAGGAGGTGCCGCTGGGGGTGGGGCGAGGTAGGCCCGGAACGGGGCCGGACCCTGCCCCGCGAACTGCCTGGTTGCGAACGCGCCCGTCGGATTCGCGAGCCCGTAGGCCCACTCTTTGTTGATCGGGTTGTTCGCCGCCGCGGCGTCGAGCCCGGGCTGATACCAGTACCGCCTCCCCTCGGCGTCGGTTCGGAAGCCGGCCATGTCTTCTGGCTTGAGCCCCTCGCGCCTCTTGGCGATGGCGGCGGCGCGCTGGGCCCGCCACGCGGCGGACGCGCCGCCAGGAGCCGCCGGGCCCATCACTGCGCTCCCGGCGCTCCCGTACGAACCGCCGCCGCTGCTCCCCTGCGCCCCGTGGTAGACGGTCTGGCCGTGCCCACCGTTGCTGACGTGGTGGTCCGGTGGGCGATAGCCGCCTACTCCGGGGACGCCGCCCCCGATCTGGGCGGAGCCTCCGCTGGGATTGACGACGAAGGGGTTGTACTGGTCCGGCGGCGGGTATGGGTTGTTCCCGCCGAGAGACGTGCCGGTGCCGCCGTTGCCGACCGGGTTGTGCGGGGGGCTGTAGGGCATCGGTTTCCTCCGGCGTCAGAGTAGCGGGTTGACGAGAATCCAGGCGACCTCGGAGTTGTCGAGCGCCTCGATCGCACCAGCCGCGTCACGAGATTCGATGGTGAAGGAACCGTCGGCCGTGCCGCCGGCCGGGACGGACAGCGTCCCGTGTGTCCCGCTCAGGCCGCGATATGAGGCGACGATGATCGGGATGACCGTGCTCGGGACGCACTTCGCCTCGGACACGGTGACGGTCCCGGCCGTGAGGCTCGCGTACCCCTGGGCGATCCCCTCGCGACGGTCCGGGAACTCCGGGTAGGGCGGGATCTCGACGCCAGGCGCCTCTTCCAGCTTCAGGACGCGAGCGTTGATGTCGGCCTGCACGAGGATGCTCGCCGCAACGAGTTGCTGCATCGCGAGGTAGAGGTCCGGGTTCGCGTCGGCCAGGGCCGCGAACGCGGGGTTCCCAAGAACGCGCCGGAAGTCCGAAAGCGCTGCGGACGTGGGCCGATCGCCCGGCGCCTTCGTCGCCATCAGGTGCCCCTCTGCGGCGCCGTGGACTGCTTCTCGTAGATGTTGATCGAGGAGAGGTTCCACCAGTCGAGTGGAACTCCGACCCCCCCCTTGATTCCCCAGTTGAGCTGCCAGGAGTTGATGACGAGCCCGGGGTTCACGCCGCTCGGCCCGTACAGCACCTCCACGTCCTCGGCGGCATCAACCGACAGGGTCCGCGTACCAACGAGAGTCTCGCCTCGTGCGTAGAGCTTGTAGGTGCGCGCCTGGATGTCTCCGACGCCCCATACCTTCATGGCGCAGCCGAGGAACGCCCCACGCTCTCGCGTACGCCCAACTGGAGCCCCCACGTAGAACGACAGGATGTTCCCGTCAGAGTCGTAGGAGAGGTCCGGGATGTTGGTGAGTGTGGACACGGCGCTCGTGATCGGGTCGGTGTAGTAGCCGGGTCGCGTGCGGGTCAGATTCTGGATGATGGACGACGTGACTCCTGTGACGGTCGATCCGACCGTACGGGCGTAACCGGTGTCCCATGGGCTCCCGGAGATGACCTGGTGCCCATACATCTGGAGCGTGACAGGACCAGTGTAGGAGAGAAAGAGGCATCGCCGGCCAGAGGGCAGCGTAGATACGGTGTTGTGACAGATTGCCAGCGAGGTGTAAGAGTGGCGTGTCCACTCGGAGGTGACCGTGATGGTCTTCTGGTAGTAAGTGAACGGGTCGGAGTCGGTAGACCCCGTGTACACACGAAGGCCGAGGGTGGCCGTGAATGGGGCCCCCATGGAGCGCAGCCACACGGCCCCGAAGGCGTGCGAGGCGGACGACGTCTTCCCCGAAACGATCCGCGTGTGGGCAGTCCCGTCCTCGACCCACTCCCAGGCATTCGAGGTTCCAAGAGGGTCCGGGAGTCCAGACGTAACGGAAGTTGGGACACTCCCGTCTTCGTTGACCCACCCCGCCATCGGGAACGCCCCCGAGGCGGAAAGGACGCCGTTCTCGGAGTTGACACAGTCGTTCGACGTGGTCTTGGTCTTGCCGACCATCACATCGCGAGTGCCGCTGGACCGCACCATCAAAGCCCCATGGGCCACGGTCTCGATGGTCGCCATCGTCATGTTCGAATACTTCCGGCCGTGGCCCTGCGTGTAGGTCCCGGCCTGCGTGAGCCCCTCGAAGTAGTCGCAGTACGTGGCCTTGTCGCTGCTCGATCCAGTGACCGGGAACGCGAAGAGCTGCTGCCGCTCCGAGTCCACGATCCCGAAGGCCGAGGAGCCGAACGCCGAGGCCCGCCACGTCCCGTCGATCTCGGTGGAAATCTTCGTGGGCTGCCCGCCCTGGAAGAGGTAGAGACCGTTGCGGTTCATGATGATGAGGAAGCCGTCCCCGGCGACGACGCCTCGCGCACTCTCGGCCCCGACCTGTGAGGAGACGAGGTTCACCGACCAGTTGCCAGGCTCGCCGCCGTTGTCGATGACGCACCACATCGACCGTTCCTTGAAGAAGTAGAGGTTCCCGCGGAACGCGATCGCGGCCCGGATCTCCTCGCCGTCGTCCGGGGACACGGAGATCAGCCCGGCCTCGTCCACTTCCACGAAGGACTCCGGGTCCCGGATGCGCGAGACACGCGCGATCGAGCGCTCGTAGGGGAAGCCCTTTTCGAAGGCGTGGAGCCGGTCGAAGTCGAGCCACTCGGCGAGCGGGAGCGGATCCGCGACCTTCACCTTCAGGGTCGGGTCCATCACCGCGCCGTCACCGCCCTCGATGATGGTCCAGTCCTCCCCTACCTCGGTGGCGATGTCGATCTCCCAGACTCCGCCCGAGGTCGTCACCTGGAACGTCCCTGTTGCCCCTGCGCTGCGCCGCAGACGGATCCTGTAGCGGTAGGTGATCCCGGCCAGGAAGGGCGAGTCCACGCCATCCACCCCGGTGACGACCGTCGTCCCCGAGACGAGATCCCCGGAGTCAGCCCCGACACCGGTCCCGGTCCAGCGCACGACATCCCCGACGGCCGTCGCGCTCGTGGTGAGCGCGCTTCCGGGCGTCGTGATGGTCCAGCCGTTCGGCGAGGTCCCATCGTTACCGCCCTCGAGACGCCAGCCGATCGGGCCCTGCATGTAGCCCTTGCCGGACGAGTCGCCCGCTGCGAAAGACGTCTTCGAGGATAGAACGTTCTGGAGCGCCGAGCGTCCTCCCCAGACCACGAGCCTCTGGTTGTAGGACGTGACGCCCGCGTGCTCCGCAAGCGGCGGCGCCATGATGGCGATGAGTCGCTTTCCGGAGCCGGTAAGGATCGCGTCGGTATACCCGAACTCACCGGAAGTTGTGGTGCTGTTGTCCTTGATCTGCATGGGCCCGCCGCCCATGTGGTAGTAGTCGTTGAGCCCGCCCCCGGTGGACGGCGTCATGAAGATCCAGCGCTCGGTCACGTAGCTCGGGCCGATCGCGATGTTGTCGAGCTTGTACATCGTCCCGAAGCCGGTCGGGGACGCAGTCGGGGTGACGGTGCAGGGTGGGCCGGGAGCCGTGGCGAAGCCGGTCTTCGTGACGAAGATGACGACGAAGTTCACGGCCGAGACGCCGTCGGTGATCTGACCGTCCGGCACCGCCGTGGTGTACGTCGGGTAGCCGGCGTGCATGGTGGCCGCGACACCGGGCCCGTCTGGGGCTACCGGCATGAGCGCGTTCAGGGTCGGGCTGTACTGCCGCATGAGCTCGGTGCCCTTGCTGCCGTCCCCGAGCGCCATGAACGCGCGCCCCATGAAGGTCGTCGCGAGCGGCTTCGTGGCCGAGACGAAGGTGCCGTCAGTCGAGGTCTTCCCCGGGGCCAGGAACGTTGATGCGCCCTCCCCCTCTTGCAGCTTGATCGCCCCGGTGTCGAAGAAGAGGAGCTTGTAGTTCGTCCCGTCCGGGGTGATGAACTCCTCCCAGTACCTGATTCCGCCCTCGTCGTCGGTGTAGTAGGTCCCGAAGCCGTCCCGGTGCCGCACGGCACCCGGGTAGAACATGACGTTCTCGCAGTCCGCAGACGTGCCTGGCGGGCAGTCTCCAGCCGCCGTGACGGACTGGAGACCGCCGAAATCAGTGACCGGGTGGGCGTCAGCCCCAGGGAACGGCATTCAGCCTGTCCTCAGCTCTTGCGCCGCATGATGCGGTAGTGGATGGTGTCGGCGACGACGCTGGCCGGGGTTGCCGCGGTGGAGCACTCGACGCCGGCCACGAAGCAGCGCAGGTGCCCGTTCGCCTTCGTCGTGCCGATGACGAAGCCGTAGCTGTTGCCGGACGTCGGCGACCAGACCTCGACTCGGACCGGGATCTTGGCGCTCCGGCAGGCCGCGGTGAGGTCCACGACGAGACCGGTGCCGTTGGTGTAGTCGCCGGCCGCGACCGTGAGCGTGCCGTTGTCGAAGGCCCAACGCTCGGAGACGTCGAAGATGGCGAGGTTCGGGATGACGGTGACGGCGGAAGCTGCCATGTTCAGTACCCCTTTCGGTGTGTTAGGCCGAAGCGGGGCCGGCGAGAACGCACGGGCCGCATCTGCCAGAGTTTCACGTCGCGCTGGAGAAACGCCTCCAGCCGGTCTTTAGCCATCGCGTAGAAGTTGCCCGCGGATGCCGTCCCCTGCGGCGTCTGCATCGACAGGCAGAAGAGATGTGCAGCATAGGCAGCCACGATGTCCGTGGCCCCAAGGACGGAGACGAACTCCCTCGGGTCGGCGACCGCTTCTCTCACTCGCCCTATGAACGTGAACTTGATGCTCACGTTGACGGTTGCGCCAACGAACCGGAAGCCGACCACTTCTCCGGCGTTTCCCCAGTCCCACCAACGTAGCCGCGTCGTCGCCACGGCATTCACCGGAAGAGGGTGGCGCAACTCCATAGGTTGCCACTGTTCGGTGGATCCAGCGCGCCGTTCCCACATCTGCCGCGGCGTAAGCAGCCCTGCCGTCGCGACCGCACTCGACTGGAGCGTGAGTTCTCCGGCCGTGAGTGTTTGCGGGGCCGAGATGAAGACAGCGTCGGAAGCGTCCGCGGCCGAAAGGGCGTCGAGCATCCAGCGGTTCGCGATGCTGATGAACGTCTGGATCTGTTCGGACTGAACGTTCGAGATCGGGACGCCTGGCTTCGTGAGCAGCGCCCGAATGGCGATCCAGGTGTCCTCGTAGCTACCCTCGGTTGCCATCGCTCACACTCACAGGGGCGCTCCCCGCTCACCGAATTGCCCGGTGGCCGTTTCGCGGCTGATCTTGTCGGCGTCCACGAGCATCGCAACGAGGCGATCTGCCCGAGCCATGAGCGCCTCTGCCGGCTTGCTACGGGCGATCGCCACGTATGCCGCGGCGAGAACGGCGACAGCCGTCCCCCCACCGGGGATCGCTATCCGCGTCTGAGGAGAGAGCAACGGGCCGGGTTCGTACTCGTAGGTCAGCTCGATGTCGGTGTGGACAGGATTCCCCTCAACGGACCCAGTTGCCGGGAACAGGATTTCGTTCCCGGACCACCGGTAGTAACCGCGATACGAGTCCTGTGCCTGGGTTCTGTCGTCTGTCGTCCCGATGCCGCTCAGGCTAATCGGGACCATCTGCGAGTACCCTGCGGCTACCAACCCACCCTGCGTCGTCGTCTGCTCCCTGATGTAGAGGGGGCGGATGAAGTCATCTGGGAGCGGCGGGGTCGTAGCGAACCCAAGGCTCGTGTTGGTGTTAGTGACGTTCGCGACAACGACGGTCTTCACGAAGTACATGGTCCGCTGAACCCGGAGCATCTGGATGATGTCGGAGTAGGCGGCCCGGACGTGAGTCATGAGGGCTGCGTCGGAGAGTGGCGGGACGTCACGCGGCTCGTTCACGAGCCCAGCGCAAACGCGCAGAACGCTCTGAACGGTCTCGAACTCGGCCTGATCCTGCGGCCCCCACCGCCCGCCCATCGCCGCCTTGAGCCGAAGCTCCGACGCGACGAGTGCGGAGACGGCCTCCTTCGCCTTGGTGTCGAGCTTCGAGGAGTCCACATTCGGACGAACAGACAGCGCATGCGAGGCCGCGAGGTAGGCCACGGTGTCGTGCGAGTCCGGGATGAGAAGCGCGTCGATCGGGCTCAGAAGCTCCGGGAGAGACGCTTCGTACTCGATGATGATCTCGACGTCTCCAGAAGCCCCTACAAAGCGGATGGCATCGTCCTTCCACTCCCACTCCTGCATGAGCTCCGTTGCGGTGCGGTCCTCGAAGAGGCCCTCGGACTGGCTCATCCGCAGGTAGTCTCCGGTGCCGGACACCCGCTCCATCACTTCGAGTGGGCGGATGAAGTCCCCGGGGAGGTTCGTCGTCCCGCCGGACCGCCCGAGAAGCTTCACGCCGGCCAGGATCTCGATGGGCGCCGACGTGCGTCGGAATACCGGGATGCCCTCGGCGCGGAGCCGGCGGGCGATGTCGCGGTAGGCGGTCCTGATGAACGGCAGGAGGTCCCAGTCTCCGAGGCCGGCCGCTCCCTGTGGGAGGCTGTCGTTGACCAAGCTCGAGGTGAAGCGGAGACACGACTGGACGGACTCCGAGGAGCCCTGGTCCTGCGGGCCCCAGCGGCCCTTCATCGCCACGCGGCCGGCCGCTTCGGAGGCGACGATCGAGGCGATGGCTTGCTGGGCGGCCGTCTCCAGGGTGGCCGCCAGGTCGTCCTGCCCGCCGCGGGATCGCAGGGCGCGGCAAGCCGCGAGGTAGGTCACCGCGTCGTCTCCGTCAGGGATCAGGAGCGTGCTGGCCCCGCTCGTGAGATCGGCCAGCGCCGCTTCGTACTCGATCTTCACGGTGACGGTTCCGGTGGCCCCGGGGAAGACGATCGAGTCGTACTTCCAGTCCCACTCCTGCATCGTCTCGGTGAGGGCCCTGTCCTCCATGACGCCCGACGACTGCGACATCCGGAGGTAGGTCCCGGAGCCCACCTTCTCAACGATCTCGACTGGGCGGAGAAGATCCGAAGGATAGGCTGTAGGAGAGACCGGCGAAACGCCGACCGTCCTCGCGATCGAGGTAATCCCTGCAGCCAGCGAGATCGGCGCCGAGGTCCGACGGAACATTGTGACGCCGCCGGCTCGCAGGAGCCGCACGACGTCACGGTAGGCTGCGAAGATGAACGGGTCGAGGTTGGCGGCGGTCGCCCAATCCCCCAGCGAGTCAGCGACGAAGCGCTGAATCCTGGTCTCGACGTCGGCGACCGTGATCGCCAACGGCTACCCCTGGTCGTCCCCGGCCGCGGCGTCCTGGTCTCGCCCGACCCAGGCCCCGCCGACCGTCTTGGCCTTCTCGCGCAGGGTGGCGAGCGCCTTCGCGTTGAGAGTCTCGCCGCAGACGCGGCACTTGGCGTTGCCGGACTCGATCATCGAGCCGCAGGCAGGGCACGGGGCGAGGGCCTGAGTCGCGGGCTCCTCGTGCCATACGGCCGTGAGCCCGAGCCCGTCACACGCCTGGTGCGCGAGCTTCGGGATGCGGGCCCGCACCTTCTTCTCCTGCCAGAGCTGCTCGGCCTTGTTGAACCACTGGAGCCAGGTCTTCTTCAGCGTAGCGCGCGCCTTCTCGGCCTGCTCATCGACCTCGACTCCTTCCGGAACCGCGAAGATGCCGAGGTGCTTGTAGCGCCCGAGGAAGTCGCTGACGATGGAGTCGGCCTGGACGACGTGCTTGGCGTACTTGTTGTTGCCCTGGCCGTCGAGGTCCCCCTCGTACTTGGCGACGACCTTGTCCGGGATCTCCAGAGTGACCCACGGCTCGCCCTTCGGGCAGCCGGGCATCTGGCGATTCCCAAGCGTCCCGTGCATGAGCCGCAGCGGGAATGGGTTGACCGAATAGAGGATGACGGCCCCGAGGTCCGGCTGCGTCTTCGGAGTGATGGGCCGGAACGGCTTGACCTGAGCGGCGGGGGACGTCTGCGCCGATGCGATGCGCTGCATGGTGGCGGGACTCAATTCGGGACCTCCTCTTTCGGAACAGATTCGCCGGCCGGAAGGGCCGACTGCGGGACGTGAAGCCCCGCGTAGGACACGTACTCGTTGTGATCGAAGGGCCGGTTGAGGGCCGACATCTCCTCGAAGTAGGCGTCCACGGACGCCTTCTTCTCCTGCTCTCGCTGGGCCGCGAGGGACGCCTCGATCTGAGCCGCCGTCCGGGCAGCACAGATCCGGTAGACCCGGATGAAGTGCTCGAGGTAGGCGCGGCTCGGCTCGAAGGGGATCGTCTTCCTGGGGTTCTTGCAGTCGGGACACGTCGGGAGGTTCTTCGGGCAGGAGCACCGCTCCTGCATCTCCAGGACGTCGATGGACTCGTACCCGCCACGGCTGGGGAACTCCCCCAGGGTCTCGCAGGCACGTCCGCCGACCCACTGCCGCGGCCAGTCCTCGGGGTCGCCGTACCACTCCGGCGGGTTCCAGACCTCGATGTGCCAGCGCTCCATCGCGTAGCCGTACTTCGGCACCTGCCGGGCCTCCACGACGGTGCGGAGAAGCGCGCCGCTCTCGGGGTCGCGATCGGTGAACTCGCCGCTGCGCCACGTGATGCGGGAGGCTCCCCAGACGAGCCGGAACATCGGCTCGCCATGGGGATTGCGCCCCCCCTCCTGGCGGAGATACCGCTGGAGCTCGGGGGGCGCGATCCGGTCTCGCTGGATGCCGGTAGAGAGAATCGTCACGGGCCCACTACCCGCCGATGAGAACCTTGCCGCTGGTGAGGGCGATCTTGTTGGAGCTGGACGAGGTGCCGCAGGTGGCGTTGATGGAGAACGCCTTGGCGGCGTTGAGGGCGACGGTCACCGCCGCCGAGGTCACGGTGGAGATGCCGGTCGCGAGGAGGACGGTCTGGTGGTAGGTGAAGGAGCCCTGGCCGATGACGGTTCCGGTTGCCCCGGTCGTCACGGTCACGAGCTGGCCCTGGGCGTGCCACACGCCGTTCCCCGTGATCGCGACGGAGGCGAAGGAGCCGGTCGTCCAGACGACCGTCGAACCGAGCGCGACGTCGATCGTGTAGTTCGGGGTGCCGGTGTTCCCGATGTACCCCCAGAGGTCCCACTCGATGAAGCGCCCGATCTGGTTGAGCGCGTCAGCGGGGACCGTCCCGGCCGTGCCGGGGCCCGTGATGGTCGCGCCCGTCATGAGCGAGGCGCGGGTCGTGAAGGAGACCTGCTCGGTGCCGCTGAAGGCAGTGAAGAGAACGCCAGCCGGAGCGCCGCCCGACCCGTTCATCAGGACGCGCTTGCTCTTGCTGCCGATCGCGACGACGTTGTCCTGCACGGGCACCCACGACAGCGCGGACTCGTCCCACACCATCTGAAGGTGGCCGTTGGCATCGAGGAACGAGATCCGTTCGGTTGCAGACATGTGATTTCCCCCTTCTCTCCCGCAGGAGAGACAGGCGGGAGCCCCGATCGCTCAGGGCCCCCGCAGGTTGGTACTAGTCGTTCAGGTCGGTCCGCTCGGCCAGGTTCTCGATGTGACCGCCGATGCGCGGGTTCTCCATCGCGAACTGCATGGCGCAGGTGATGAAGAACAGGTAGCCGCCACCGTAGGAGCCGGTCGCCGAGACCCGCGGGAACTTGGTGCTGTTCCCGATCGGGTGCAGGCCGACCTCCTTGTAGGTGCCGCGCAGCCAGACCTCGAAGTTGATGAGGTCCACGTCCTCGCGGGAGGCGTGGATGCTCTGGATCACCGGGATGCCGTGGATCTTGGCGAGGGCCTTCCTCTGCTGCACGATGTCCACGTTCCCGTTCGCCGCCCCGCCGCCGTTCAGCGTCATCTCCGAGATGGTGATGTGCTGCTCCATGTACTGGAGGAGCTGGCCGGGGTGCATGAACCACGCCCACTTGCCGCCCTCGAACATCTCCTGGCCGAGGGCCATCTCCATGCGGGCGATGAGGCTCTGGACGTGGGTCTGGGTGAAGATCGAGTCGTTCGCGTTGACGGTCGGGGTGCGCGCCTGCGGGTAGGTCGCCCGATCGACGTTCAGCCAGAGGCCGGACGTGGCGTTGTTGTGGTGGTAGCGCAGGCCGTACGGCCCGACCGGCGGGGTCGCGGTGAGCCCCTCGTTCACGAGGACGTCGCCCTGCGTGAGGCCGATAGTGGCGGCCTGCCCCGCGTAGAACGTCGCCTCTCCGTTGGGGAGGTCGAGCGTCACGAGATCGAGAAGGCCGCGGTAGGTCGTCTGCGTCGAGTTGTAGACGCCGTACGTGGCCCCCTCGCGCAGGTTCTGCGCGTAGTAGGGAAGCGTGAAGGCCACCGTGTCGCCGCTGACGTAGCCGGCGTCCACGTAGCCGACGATGCCCGTGCCGCCGCCCTGGAGGGCGCCGTCCACGTAGTTCTTGAACTCGTCCATCGCCATCGAGACGGAACGGTTCACGGCGTTGACGGCCGACTTCTGCGGCGAGTCCGTCGCGAAGATCACCCGGTCGGTGATCTCGTAGACGATGCCGAACTCGATCGGCGCCAGCTTCGCCACTTCGAGGTGCTCGCCGGAGCCCAGCCCGAAGTCTCCGCCGTTGAAGTTGAGGTAGCGGAACTTGCCGCCGGGCCGGATCGGGAGCGGGATGCGGAGGTCGCGCGTGGACTGCGAGACCGCCGTGCTCTTCAGCATGCGGGAGCCGAGCGAGTCTTCCCGCTCGTAGAACTTCGGCGCGAGGGGCCGGACGACTTCGAGCTGCGCGGCTACGAAGTCTTCATTGGTGAGGGCCATGGGCTACCTCTTCTGCCCTCTACACGGGGATGCCCGCCCTGCGCGTGTGCTCGTTCAGGAGAGCCTGCATCCCCTTCCAGCCGGGGGCCCCGAAATCCCGATCGGGACTCTGGGCTGGCTGCTGCTGCGGCGCGGGAGGCCGCGGGGATGGGGCTGCCCGCCGCGCTGGGGGCGCGGGAGCGGCAGGGCGGGCCGCCGCGGGGGCGGCCGGTGCGGGCGAGGCCGTGATCTCCCGGTACTCCGCCAGCTTCTCCTGGAGTACCGCCGGGATCATCGGCTTGGCCCGTGAGGTGATGAATCCGTACGCCTGCTGGGCGTGCGCCTGGTCGAGCCTGCCCTGCTGGAGGATGGAGGCGATCTCGTTCCGACGACGAGAATTGCCGGCCATCGCCCGCTCCAGGGTCTCGAAGGTTTCGGTGACGACCCGCTTGCGGGCCGCCGGACTGAACCCAGTCGGGTTCATGGCGTCGAAGGTCTTCTCGATCTCTCCGCGGATGTCCCGCCGCGCCGCCGTGACGACGTAGTCGGTGAACGACGCCTGCCGACTCTCGGCCATGCGGCGCTGTTCGTCCGCGATCCGCCTCTTTTCGAGGCGAAGCTCTTCGCGCTGACGGTCGAGCTCGGGATCCCCCGAGGTCGGCGGGCGCGCGTCGCCGGTTCCGATCGAGCCGAAGGCGTCGATCTCCATGAGATCGACCGCGGCAGCGAGTTCCTGGTTGCCCGCCTTGATGGCGTTCTGCCGCGCCTGGTTGAAGTGCCACCGGAGGTTGCGGTCGTAGGTGGCCTGGGCTTGCTCCCGCGCCGACACGGGATCGACCTTCGGAGCAATCGGCGCCGCGGCCTTCACGACGTCCACGAAGGCGTCGGGGTCGAGAGCGTAGAGGTTCTGCAGGAACCGTTCGGGGCTCGTCTTGAAGTCGCGGACGAACTCCTGAGCGCTCGCCGCCAGGTTGTCTGCGATCTCCTCGTCCTCGGCGGTCGAGAACCGCTCGAGGGTCTTGCGGGCGCGCTCCGGCGTGAAGCCGGTCTCCTTGAAGAGCTTCGCGTCCTGCGGCCGGAACCCGTACTGCTTGAACTGGGCGTCCCTGAAGAAGGCGGCACGGAAGACGCGAGCCTGCTCCTTGTTGAGCCTGCCGAACGCGGCCTTGACGTCTTCGCTTGGAGCCCAGTCCGCCGGGGGTTCGTCGCCGTCCAGTACCGGGGCGGCGGCTTCCGCCTTGACCTCCCCGGCCTGCGGCTCGTCGCCGGAAACGGGTTCGGTCGGCGTCGTTGGGAGCGGAGTACCGCCCGTGACGGCATCCGCGATCTGATCCGCGTGGGCGTCGCCGGCAAGCCCGAGGGCTTCCATCTCCGCCATGTACGCGTCGGACCTTCCTTCGCCTGCCAGCGTCGCAGGATCAGCAAGTCCTCCCGGATTCTGCGCCCCCGCTTGCGGGGCGGTCTCGATCGAGACGTCTCCGACCATGTGGTCTGCTCCTTTGTCCCTCGGCTCGCAGTGGTTACGGGTTGCGGGCCCGCGCCGCAGGGGTGTGCCGGAATGTTAGGTTCGGCTGTATCGTCCCAGTACCGCGGGACTAGTAGACGGGCTCTCCGCTGCGGCTGACGACCGTGATGCAGAAGTAGACCGTCCCGGTCGTGTAGGCGCCAGTTGGGATCCCGACCCTCACGTAGTTGATGTTGAGCGGGATGGAATAGGAGATCGCCGTGCTTGCCGGCGGGTTGGTGAACGTCGCCACCGTCTCCCATGGCCCGGTTTCCGTCGGCGCGATCTGCATGACGGGAGCCGCGGTCGCGCCAGCCGTACTTGCGGCCGTGATAGACCCCACTCGACCGCCCTTCATGTTGTAGGCGGCCGAGTAGAGATTCTCGGCGGCGAAGTCGCCGTAAGCCGAGGCGTCGGTTCCACCACACACGATCGAGGTGATGGCGACGTTCCCGGGCTTGGTGCTCTTGAGCATCTTCGTGGCGGCGAACGCCTGCGCCCCCGGCAGGAGGGCGGCCACGAGGATGCCGTAGATGATCCCGCGATAGAGCTTCATGGCTGGAGTCCTCCTTGTGCGATGGGCGTTGGCCCGGAAGCGGGGGGCGGGCCCTCCATCGGCGCCTGCTGAAGCGCCTCGGGAGGAGCCTGTGGGTTGAACTCAGGTGGCGGTTCGAGGGGGGCGCCGCTTTCCGGCCCCATCGGTGGTTCTGCCCCGGGAGGAGGCGGGCCGCCCATTTCGGGAGGCGGCATCGGCGGCATCGGAGCGCCGGGGGGCGGGAAGCCGGCCTGCATCGCCTGGATGGCCTGGTGGTGCTCCAGCCCGTGCAGCCAGACGTTCTTGAACCCGAGCGGATTGATGATCTTCGCCTCGTCCGCCTTCTCGCCCTGCAGCCACTTCTGGATCGCTGTGAAGTGCGCCGGGGAGTCATCGAAAACCGGGTCGATCGGGACTGAGGACCGAAGGATCGGCTGTCCCATCATGTCGAGGGCCGGCATCCCCATCGCGTCCAGCACCGGCTGCGGCTTGTTCCGGAGCAGGGCCTCGATCTCGCGCTCCTGCTGGGCATAAGCCTTCTCGCCAGGGAACTTGAACCCGAGCGGACCGAGCGCCTGTTTCGTGACCCCGTAGTTGTCAGGGTCGAAGAATGCCGGCTTCATGTCCGGGTTGTTGGCGTAGCCCATCACGACATCGCGGACGTCGGACGGCACCACCGGGTAGCCGTCGTCGGACTCGGGGGCGACCCGGAACTCGCCCTTCAGGTCTTCCAGCCGGATCAGCTTCGCCATGTCGCCGGCCGCGGCAAGGGTGTCGCTCTTGCGGTTCTTGATGAAGGCGATCACGCCGAGGTCGTAGATCCCGACGAAGAACTCCTTCAGCGCACGGTACGGCGTCCCGATCCTGCCGAGGGCCTGGTCCCGCGCCATCGCGAACCCCGCGGCCGTCTTCAGGTCGGCGTCACCCTGACCCATCACGGCGGGGAGGACGCCGCACACGAACTGCGCCGTGTCGTTGATGAGGATCTGCTGGAGCTGGACGTGCTGGGCCCCCACGGTGGACATCTGGGTCTCGTAGAAGGCGTCCCTGGCGGGCCCGTTCCCCGGCATATTGATCGGGAAGAACTGGCCGGCCCGCTCCTTGGAATTCTTCATCGCCTCCTGGTTGATGACGGCCTTGTTCGCGAAGACCTTGGAGGAGGAGTGACGGGCCGCGTCAATCGCGGAGGAGAGGAGGTCGTTCGAGGCGTCCTGGCAGTCCAGCATGGCGTCACCGACGGACTCCCGGAACTGCCCCTCGCCCGGGTGGGCGTGGCAGACCTTCCACTCGTCGTCCATCGAGCCAGCCCGAGGGGTCCCGATCACGGTGTTCCCGAGGAGATCGAAGGAGACGCCCTCCGGGAACCGTGCGAGCAGGCTGTCGCGGACCTCGTCTCCCCCGGGAAGGTCGTCCCGGAAGAACGTGTACGGCCGAAGCCAGACGCGGGAGAGCGTCATCTTCGAGTTGCTGGGGTCGTAGGGGACGGCGTAGGAGCCGCTGACGCCGCCCGTGCGGCTCCGGAGCGTCATCCGTACGCGCCGCTGGAGCTCGCCCACGTCGCCGTCCGAGCCCATCGTGGACGGCGCCTTGTCGATGACCTCCCCGCCGTAGACCGCGCGCAGAGCAGACCGATCGACCTCCGTTGAGAAGTGGAGGTAGGGGAAGTCCGACATGTCGCTGGAGATCGCGGGGGTGCGGACCTCGAGCGCCGAGTGGATCGTGACGACCTCGGCCCCGTTCGGAGTCCGCTTCGTACCGGTCACCCTGGGGACCATCGTGGGCTGCGGTGGCTGCGGGGGGATGAAAGTGGTTGGCCCGAGGGGGGCGCCGCAGACGACGCAGGCCGGCGCCTCGGGGGGAGAAGAGGCCCCGCACTGGGCGCAGATGTGCTCGGCCGGCTTCCCGGGGAGAATCTGCGGGACGTACTCGATGATCGGCTTCACTGTGAAGCCGAAGCGCTGGGCGGACGCCTGGTGGCGGACCCAGGCGTAGCAGCGTCCGTGGTTCCAGAGCAGCTTCGCCGCCTTCGCCAGCTCCGGCTGGAGCTTGTTGTTGCGGCGGAACAGTTCGGCCACGAGGCCGGCCGAGCGCGCGGCGGCGACGTCGTCCCGGCTCTCCGGGTTCAGGGCCGTGAACCGGACTCCTGGGACTCGCGCGGCCACGACGGCCACGAAGGACAGGCCGTAGCCCCGGTAGGAGGGGATCGAGTAGATGGCCTCGCCGTCGTCTGCCGGACCCTCGTCGTCGGTCGTCAGGAGGCTCTGCTGGACGCCGTAGGCCATCGTCCCGTCGGACGACTCGCCCTCCTGGTACATGTTGTTCGCCCAGTATTCGTCCGCCTTGGTGCAGCGGAAGAGATCCTGGCGGTAGCTCCACGAGTCTTCGAGGAGGTAGCGCTCGATGATCCAGAAGAGCGCGTCACGCTCCTTCTGTGTCACCTCGGTAGGCTCTCCGCCGACATCGTGCGCGGTGATGACCTGGGTCGTGTCCTCGTGCGTCTGGGTAGCCAGCGGCGGCTCCGGCGGCTCGTCGGTTGCCCCGCCGGGGCCGAAGAAGCTCTTCACGATGTCTCTGAATCCCATTCGTCACCTCCCCGGGAATGCGATGCGGCGGCGGCGACGCCGTGGGTGGAGTTGAACCGGTTTCCAGCTTTCGGGGTCGAGGTCGGCCTCGGTCTTCGGTGTTTCCGCGGCGGGCGGCTGTGGCGCAGGGGAGAAGCGCTCGATCGCAGCAACGACGCGGTTCACGGAACGCACCGCGACAATCCCGCACACGGCGACGACCGCCAGGCAGCACGCTTGCGCCAGAGCGAGGATCTCGAACGTGCTCATTCCACGCCCTTCTCGCGCCGGTAGATTTCGGCCATCTTCAGGATGGGCGACACGTAGCCGGCAAAGTTCGAGTCCGTCGGCGAGCCGGCGTTGTAGGACGACAAACCGTCCGCCTCGTTCCCGTGCCGCTTCAGGAGGTTCGCCAGCACACGCGAGCCGTACGTTGCCGAGAGCCGCACATCGAGGAGGTGCGAGAGGAGTGCCTCCTTGAACCCGAACTCGCGTGCCACGGCCCCCATCACCTGGCAGAGGCCCCAAGAGGTCCGCTGGAACGCCAGCTCGGTTGCCTGCGAGACGAAGCCGATTGACCCGACCGTCTCGCTCCGGGTCGGCTTGTTCGCCTTGACGTCCCAGAGGTACGGGTAGCCCGGCTCGAACTTCGCGGCCCACCACTGGAAGGACGACTCCTTCCACGCGAGGCCGACGAGGAGAGACGGACGGACTCCGCTCTCCTTTGCGGCCTCCAGCAACGCGTCCTCGACTGGCAGCGGCAGGACGACGGTAGTCCCGTTCGGGTCCCTCAACTCAACGTCCCCCCTTCGGATTCGGCGAGCGATACGTCTTCGAGGTAGGACGGGACGAGTCCAAGGGCTCGGGCGGCGGCTCGGAGCGCTGGGCGGGGAGACGCGCTTCCAGTCCAGCGATAGCACGGGCCTGCTCCACGGTCATCTCCCGCTCCGACCTGAGCTCCGCTTCCAGCTCCTCGATCTTGACGTCTCTGGCCTTCTCGATTTCCGCGATCCGCGCTGCGTGAGCCGTCTCCCTCTCCACAAGCCGCTTCCGGGCCGCTTCCAGCTCCCCCATCAACTCCTGCCTCATCCGAGCCTCGGCACCAGCCAGGGAGTCCGAGAAGCCCAGCCTCCGCAGGAATGACAGGACGAGCCTTCCGACCAGAAGGCCACCAGAGCCGCCCATCAGGACTTGCCACCACGACAGGTGTTCCTGGGCCTGCTTCGCCACTTCGGCGGCCTGCTGCGAATCTGGCATGCTCACGTCGCACGGTTCCGCTCGCGGGTCTCGCCCAGGTAGACGGCGATCACGTTTCCGAGGAATAGGACAGCCGCCCAGGTCACGATCCCGTGGAAGGCGACCGTGTAGAACACGTAGACCAGCGCGCCGGAGAGAAACACCCCGGCGATAGCCATGATCGTCCGTACTCTGCTGAAGCCGAGCGCCAAGAAGATCACCTGGAACGCCCCCAGTACGAGGGCGCATCCGGCGAGGAAGGTGAACTTCCACCTGGTGTCTGGGTCAAGCCGTACGATGGCTCCGAGGCGGGGCTCCACCATCATCGGGATTGCCCGGGACAACCCGATGAATGACAGCCCGACGAGCAGCTCCCCGAACGTCGCGATCATGTTCTTCACGGCGACCTCCACAAGCGGGTGCCGCGTTCGCGCGACATCCCCACTGGGAAGTCCCTTTTCAGGCCCGAGAATGGCCCAAAGGAAACCGAAATTCTTCATCCTGGGCTCCCGGGGGGGGTCTTCCCTTCGGCCGTGTCCGGCTCCCAGGGCTTGAAGGAGACCGGCCAGTAGTGGCGAGCCGTGCGGCGCAGGAACACGCCGGGTGTGCCGGCGGTGGCCTCGAAGAAATTCCACAAGACCAGGACCCAGAACCTGCACTTCTTCCGGTCGTTGTCGTAGTAGGTCTGGAGCGCGATCAGGACCGACATCGCCATCACGACGTAGAGGAGGTAGAGAAGCGCCACGCCCATCAGGGCAAGGATCACTGGATGCTGTCCCAGGTAGTGAAGGAGCGGCAGCAGCGTCCGATCCAGCCAGCGGATGATGGGGAGTTCTGCCGAATCGTTCATCGGCGCGACTACCGGCGTCGCGCTCGGCTCCGACTGCTGCCCGATGGCGCTGAAGGCGAGAAGGCCACATAGCACCCCCAGGGTGGTGAGCACGATCACGAGTGCGGCCCAGCGCGCATCTCGGTTGGCGGCGTTCCGCTCGACGCTCACGTGGCGGACTCCTTCTCGGCCTTGGCCCGGTCGCGCCGCTCACGCTTCCGGGACCGCTTCTTGGGCCCGCTGCGGACGATCTGGCCGTTCAGGAGCTCGCGGTAGACGGTCCCGCGGCGGTCGGTCGTGAGGGCGACGGTGGGCTTCTGCATCACGCCTTCGGAACCAGCGTGTCGAACGGCGTCTCGATCTTGGCCGAAAGGGTCCCCCACTCGGCGGCCGTGACCGGGTCCTTGTTCTCGATCTTCTGGAACAGGCCCGTGACGAACGGTACGCCGTACCGGGCGACGAGCTGCGCGACGGTGACCCAGGTGAGCGGTTCCATGTCACTTCCCTCCCGTGAACGCCTGGATGATCGAGAGCGCCTCGACGGCGGCATCGGACGCGAGCTTCACGGCACTCGTCTGGTGGGTCGGATCTGTTGCCTCCTGTGCGAGCTTCGTGGCAGAGCGAGCAGACACCTGGAACTTCAGGTAGGCATCCTTCGCTTTCTCCCTGCGGGCGTCCCACGTCGCGCGGTCGGTCTTGACGCCCTCTTTGTAGAAGTCGTTGAAGGCCGTGAGGGCCGTATCAACCGCGGTTACTGCCGCGTCGATCGTGTTGTAGGCGATCCGGTCGGGCGAGGTCCCGGCGCACGCCGCGGACAGGAGCGCCAGAACGAGGATGGCCCCCACCCAGGGTGTACAGGTTCGTCCGTTGCGGATACCGGGCTTCAGGAGGCGGACCTGGGTGGGGGCGCTCATGGCTACTTCTTCTCCTTGTTGAGCCACGCCTGCAGCGTGACGGCACGGAACTTCCCGATGTCGGTGTACGGCGGGTAGAAGGCCGTTTCGAGGCCGGGGGCGAGGAGCCCGTAGAGCCGCATATCGCCCGGGACCCCCTGAAGCTCTGGCGCGGCCCAGAACTCGGCCCGGAGCTTGTCCCGATGCGCCGTCTCCGTGGGGTCGAGGCTCGGGCCCGCGTCTCCCTTGTACGAGTACCCGGCACGGGCGTACTCGAGCGCGCGACCAGCCACGAAGGTTGCCGGCCATGCCTTCGGGGTCTGCGCGTGGATGGTGATACCGGCCAGCGGGTCGGAAGGCTGTGCGAGTGCAGCCTCCCCCTTTCCCTCGCTCATGCCTACCTCTTGTCGCCGCCCGACGCCTTGCCGGTCTCGGTGATGTCCGAGAGCAGCTTGGTGTGGAGGTCGAGTCCCACGTAGTTCGAGAGATAGCCGCTCAGATCCTTGAACGACTCGACGGCCTGGAACTCGGAGAGGTCGGCGAGGTAGCCGTACTCCGCCATGTCGGCCGGGATGCCGATCGCGAGGTACTTCGCGGCCACCTTCGGCCACGATCGGGCGCGGCCGGCGGCCTCCTCGGGGAGGAAGAGCCTGCGATCGGCCTGCGCGCTCCAGCCGAGCCGGACGTTCACGAGCGCCTGCTCGGGGTCCGCGCCGGCCGGGCGGATGCCCATCGAGGCGATCTCGGCGCTGGTGGGGGTGTCCGTCTTCGCCGAGGCGGTGACGGTGAGACCGAGAGCGGCCATGCCGTCGTAGAAGGTCTCGAAGAGCTTCTGGACTTCCTGGGGGACTGACGCCATGTGGTCCTCCTACTGGACTTGCGGTTGCGGAAGTTGAGTGATCGTTGACGTACAATGGAAAGCGAGCCGACGAGACGCGGTCAACGTCCCAGTCGGCCCTGACCTCGGAACCTGTGTGGGAGGCCCCTGATGGCTGACGACGATCTTACCCCGGCCCACGGCGCCGATTTGAAGGCCATAACCCGCTTCCTCGCTAAGGTGGACAGGTCCGGCGAATGCTGGCTCTGGACTGGGGCTAGGGACAAGGACGGCTACGGCGTGGCAGCAATTTCTGCTCGAACTGGACGTGCGAACCGCGTCGCATGGACCCTGTTCGTTGGGCCAATACCTGAAGGGCTCTGCGTGCTGCACGCCTGCGATAACCCGCCGTGCGTCCGGCCCGGCATGGGGCATCTGTTCCTCGGGACACACGCCGATAACGCGGCCGACCGCGACGCGAAGGGGAGGCAGGCATCCGGAGACCGAAATGGCGCACGAGTCCATATCGAGCGGATGCCACGTGGAGACCGCCACGGGTCCAAAACACACCCGGAGCGAGTCCCTCGTGGGGCCCGGAGTGGGGCGCGTACCCATCCTGAACGACGCCCCAGAGGGGCTTCCCACTGGACCGCTCTTCGGCCAGACCGCATAGCACGCGGGGTTGTAGCCAAGAAGTCCACGCTCGTGGACGATGACATTCGGTATATTCGAATGTCGCACGAGGGCGGACATTCGCTGGCTGCTCGCTTCAACGTAAGCGAGACAACCATAAGCCGTATCCGACGCAGGAAGAGCTGGGCGCACGTTGATTGGCCCACTCACGGGATCACCTGAGGCGTAACGAAAGAAACGAGTGTGAGCGGGCCGACGTTCTGCGCGAGAAGGATGCGTGGTTGAGATAGACGCACGGGGCCTTGCTTGAGGGACCCGTCGCGCCCAGTGATCCGAACGTAGGATGTTGCCCCGAGCGCGAGGCACTTGCCGTCCGCCTTCCAGCACTTCCCCGGGACGGCGGGGGATAGCTCGTACCACTGCCCGAGCACCTGTACCTCGTACCGCACCGGCTCGAAGCCGGATGCTTCGACGCCGGTCAGGATCGTCGAGAGCTGGAGCGTGACGCTCGAACCGCCAGCGGGCGGCGGAGGAGTCGGAGACGAGGACGGGGCCGGGGTCGGCGTTGTAGCTGCGATGGTAGGGACAACGGGGCGGGTAGGCGTCGGCGTGAGCGGGCGCGGCGTCCGCGTCGGCGTCTTCGTGGACCATGGGTACTGAGCCTCGACATGGCCCTCTGACCAGAGCACCCGAAGGAGCCCGAGTGCGAAGAGGACGACGGCGAGACGGCGCCACATCAGGGCTTACACCCGGCCGGCAGCCCGAGGGTGACGCATGCCGAGCCACGCGTCGCCTGCGAGGCCGCAGCCCACGCCTGCTCGAACGAGGAGACATCCTCTGCGTCCGACGTTGCCTTCTCGGCAGCGATCACGTCCTTCACCCGCTTGTTGATGAACACCGTGAGCGTGTTCGCGTAGTCGGCTCCCCGCACCGGATCGACGGCTATTGCCTGTGCTCGCGAGCAGGACGTCGGCAGCCCGACGGACAGGCAGACGGCGGCGTTAGAGCGCACGCGCGCTCTCTCGAGCACCGCGTCGCCAGAAGCGTTCGTGGTCACCGTGTAGTCGGTCGCGAGGGCCGGGGCGGCGAGGACGATAAGGAGAAGGACGAGCAAGCGCTTCTTCATGGCGACTCCTATTGCGTGGTGAAGACGCCGGTCCCGTCCTGCACCGCCGACACGTATGCGTGGAGTGTCGTCTGTGTCAGAGATGAGACGGCGTTCAGCTTGAAGTCGATCGCGTTCCCGTTCACGACTGCCGTAGTCGTATTGGTAAGAGTGCCAGTTGAGGTGGTCGTCACCTCGACGGGTGTACCGAGCGTCACTGTTACGGTGCCGGCTTTGTTGATGGCGCTCCAGGGAACGTCCCCGCGAATCGCCTGGAAGTCAGTGCCGTCGTCCGCCCGAATCGTGTAGCTGAAGACTCCGCCGGCAACGCTGCCGCTGGCAACCCCGACGTTAAGCACGAGGGTGTCCGTGCTCTCGGTCAGTGTGACCTGCTTGGCTGCAAACACGCGCCTGTCGGCGAGCGTGTTGGCCGTCGTTCCGGTAGAGTCAGCTGGCGCGGTTTGCAGCCTGAGCGAGCCGCCGCCCGCGGTGCCGGTGCCGAGACCACCTGCGACGTTGAGGCCCGAGCCGGCGACGTTGCTGTCGGTCCCTGCCCTGGAGGAAGCGGCGGCGAGCACACGCGTCTTCGGGGTGTTACTGGTACTCCCGATCTGGAGTGCCGAGACGGTGATCCCGCCGATGACAGCCTTGTCAGCTGCGTCGGCGCGGGCCGCGTACCCGATCGCAATCGCGCGGTCCTGTCCACTCGTCGCGGTCGTCGCGGCGTAACGCCCGATTATCACGACGTTCGCTGACCCCCCGAGACTGGACAACCCGCCTGTCTCGTTGGACGCCCCCGTGCCGTTGTTTGCCGAAGTTCCGATAACCGTCGCGCCGGTTGCTGTGCTCGGGACGCTAGCCCCGTAGCCAACTGCAATCACTGACGGCGCCGCCGACGTGGACCCAGAGCTACCGACGATTGTCGATGTAGCCCCGGTGTAGTAGGCATCCGCCAGCGCACCGCTATCCACGACGAGCGAACTCGTGGCCGGCGCCAAGAGTCTGACCTTCTGATTAGAGACAGTCGGCCCGCCCGTGAAAACCACGAAGCCACCTGGGGCTCCTGTCCCGATCCCGGCACCCGTGTTGACGCTGACGCCTCCGCCGCTGGCATTGCCAGAGGTCAGCCTCTTGGCGTCGCCAGCCTGGAGCGTCAGAGTCCCGCCAGCCGCGGCACCGGCCACGGAAGACCCGGCGACCGCGTCACTCGCCTTGACGCTCGCGCCGATGCCGGCCTGCGCCGTCGTGATCTGAGCCGGCGCCGTTGCCTTGAGGTTGGCCGCGACGCCGGCCGCCGTGTTCAGATCGACGGGGATCACCACCGAGGCGATGTTCGACAGGGCCGTGTCGGCGCCGCCACCACCACCAGAGCAGGCGACGTACGTCCCGGCCCCGCTAAGGCACTTCGCGGCATCGCCGGCAGCCGGCGCCGGAACGAGCCCGGCGGTCCCGCCGGACCCGGAGTCGCCGACCATGATGTCTGTTGGCTGCACGACGGCGAAGCATCCTTCGGCATCTCCGTTCGCAGAGACCCCGAGCGGAGCGTTCCCGCTCAGGCAGTTTCCGGGGTCGGCAGCCAGCTGCGTCGCCGTGGCCGCGTTCCCGGTGGTGTTCTGGTTCAGCGTGGGGAAGTCGGCCGCCGTGGCCGTCCACGACGGGGCCGCGCTGACCGTCCCATCCCCGACCTGCATCAGGAACTTCTTCGTGGCGGTCGTGTTCCCGGCCAGCCTCGCCAGCGTGTTCGCGGCAGACGAATAGAGGATGTCGCCGAGCGTGTATGTCGTCAGGTTCGTCCCGCCGTTAGCGATCGCGAGCGTGCCCGACAGCGTGAACGTGCCACTCGTCGTGATGGGGCCGCCACCGAAGCTGAACCCGGTCGTCCCTCCGGATGCGCCGACTGACGTCACGGTGCCCGAGCCCCCACCACCCCCGGCGCCGCACCCCACCGTGCCGTCCAGCTTGCAGGCCCCGGAGGTCAGCGGGATCGCCTGGGGGGTCTGCTGCGCGAAAATGGGGGTAGCGATGAGGGCCAGGAGACAGGCCAGCTTCTTGAGCATGTATGCCCTCCGGGAGGGCATGGTAGCCAGCGACTCAACGTCCCAGTACCGCGGGACGAAACCGCTTTAGAATAAGGCGGCCCGCAAGAACGTGCGACCGTTCGAGCGGGCCTAACCACGGAACCCGGCGAGGAGGCTCACATGGCTACCGACGATCCTACCCCACTACCAGACGCCGACCCGGTCCTTCTCGGCAGGTTTCTGTCGAAGATCGAGAAGATGGAGAACGGGTGCTGGATCTGGAAGGCTGGGCTCTACGGCCCGAACGGTTACGGGCAGATGTACGCGTGGGGCCGGAGCTATGGAGCCCATACGGTTGCGTGGCGCTTGTTCTGGGGAGATCCTGGGCGCCTCTGTGTGTGCCACAAGTGCGACGTCCGTCAATGCTGCGCGCCGCTCCACCTGTTTCTTGGGACGAAGGCCGAGAACATCGCGGATATGGTCGCGAAGGGGAGGCAGGGGCGCGGCGATACCCATAGTTCGCGAACCAGAATAGAGGCGAGACCTCGCGGGGAAGCACACTACGCGGCAGTGTTGACGGAGGAGAAGGTAAGGTATATCCGCCGGGTCGGCGGTCCTCCGGGCGCCCTGGCGAAGATCATCGGGTGCAGCCCGCAGCTTGTAATTCACGTCCTCAACCGGAAGACGTGGAAACACGTACTAGACTAAAGAAGGGGCCCCGTGGCGACATCAAGCATGAAAGACCTCGCGATGAAGAAGCCTAACGGGAACCAGATCCGCCGGATGAGCGAACTCGCCCATCATCGCATGTCCCACGGTGGCGCCCGGCTTCTGGACGAGCTCGAGGACGTCCTGGCCCTCACCAAGGAGATCATGGAGGCGGGCCGGGAGCGCGGGAAGCGAGAGGACGAGGGCCCCGCCTGCCAGGTCTGCAAGAGGAAGCCGGACACGGGATTCCGTCTGGCCCTCGACGCCGCCATGGTCAACATTAAGAATCTCGACACTTGCGCGCGCATCCTCGGCGAGGTGCAGGACCGCCAGCAGGTTCACATCGTCCACTTGGCCGAGTCCCCGGAATGGAACCGGATCCGGAAGACAATCGCCGCGGCCCTCGTTCCGTACCCGGACGCAGCTCGGGCCGTTGCCGCCGCCCTGCGTGCTGGTGGCTCAGGCTACGGGGCCGACGACGTTCAGGATGCCGAGATCGTAGAGACGCCGCCACCGCAGGCGACAGGTGTCACCCATACCGCTGGCTTCGCCGGCCAGCGGTGAGATCGCTCTCCGTGGCGTGGGCCGCGCGCTCTGCATGGGAGATCGTCCGGGCAGAGCACTTCGTCCACGTCTCGATCGGCCGCTTGAGCATCACATTCTGGCGGCTCGACATCGAGCGCCTGATCTCGGATCTCTTAGAGAAGGCCCGCGGCCTGTAGCGCCGCCGCGACGGGGTCCTGCTGGTTGCACCGGCACGCCGATTCGCCACACGTCGGGCATCCCTTGCTCTGGATAGCGCCGCCGTGGAGCTTCAGGCGTGAGAACTCCCGCAGCACGACCCGCTGGGCCTCCGAGAACAGGGTCGGGGGTCGCGGTGCGGCGACGATCGGGGCTTCGGTCTTTGCCACAAGGCACCTCCTCACCAATAGGTTACGGAAAGTTAGTGACTTTGTCACGCAGAGTTATAGATTGGGGGAATGGCGAAGAAACCGACTCTCCCGGCCTTCCTGCGGGCTTCCGCTCGCCCCATCACCCGACCGGCCAAGCCCAACGCAAAGGCTCTGTGGTGCGCGAGGTGCTCGGCGTGGAAGGCGCCAGACGATTTCGCGCCGTCCCAGCGTGCGGAGCGCGAGGATCTGCGGGCCTGCTCGGAGTGTCAGGCGAAGGCGCGGGCCCGCTTCAACCAGAAGCGCGCCGCACGGGCAGCGATCGAGCGGGCATTCCCCGCAGAGGAGATCGTGGGGGCCCAGGAACGCATCAAGGCCGCGACTGGAGGAGCGCTTCGCGGGATACGGCTGGAGATCGCCGCGAACGCCCTCCTGAAGGTGCTCCCTGGCGAGCCCTGCTGCGTCTGCGGCGGAGCGCTCGGTGAGCACTACCGGGTTCTGCCGGGGCGGAACGTCCCACCGTTCGCACTCGCCTGCTTCATCTGCTTCTCGATCATCCGGTCCGGGATGGACCGGACTACGCTGGAACTCCACTACGCCGAGATTCGGCGGCGGGCCGTGGACTCTAGTGGAGAGGACAGGGACCGGGACTACGCGGCGTCTGGCGCCTGATCCCGTTCCCTCGCGTCAGGCGGGTCCTCGCGCCACGATTCCAGCCTCGCCTCTTCGCGCTCGAAGTCGTCGGTCGGGTCGTAGTCGTTGCAGGTTGGGCACGGGCAGCTCGACGGGTGACCGTTCGGCGGGCGGAGTGTCATCGCGAGTACCTCAACTGGCCCCCGATCCGAAGGTAGGCTGCCTTGTAGAGCACGTCGATCGGGAGGTGGGCGATCCTGTAGCGGAGATTGCACTGTGGGCATGCGTACAGCTTGAGGCGCGCGGCGAGGATCGGAGGTAGGACCGCGTCGGGCTCCCTTACCCCGCGTTCCACGGCGGCTTGGTGGCTCTGCTGCAGCGGCACGATGGCTGCCTGCGCGAGGGTCACGATCGCGGACGGGAAGAACGGCGCGCGGTCGGCGTAGGCCACGAGCGTGTCGAGGTTCTCGGCGTTCGGGGAGAGGCAGAAGGGGCAGGTGTCAGCCATCAGCCGATCACCTTGCGGTGAATACGGACCGTCTGGATCGTCGGCCCTACTGCCGTGAAGCGGATCGAGTCGCCTTCTTCGAGAGTCCCGGCAGGTATCGTGATCGGGACCTCTCTGGCCGTTTCGTAGACGACCTGCTTCTTCACCCACCTGGACATCCCCTTGTCCTCCGGCGTGACGATGAAGCAGGGGAACGGGAATGAGCCGGCGCAGGCCCGCAGCTTCACGATCGAGTCGTTCCCGAAACGAGGGCCGCCCTTCGCCCTGATGCCGGCGCCGCCGATCGGCTTCGTCTCGTGGAGCTCCAGGACGCGGTCGGTCCGCATCACGAGGAAGTCGGGGTTGTAGCGCACGTTCGGCCCGAGGCGGAGCGTGATCCCCTCGAACCAGAACGCGAGGATCTCCCCCGCCGCCTTCTGAAGCGCTAGGTGGTTGCCGTACGCGATCTCCAGCTTCGTCTGCTTCGGCGGAAGAAGCTCGCCGAGTGGCTCAGGCATCGGTCGGCTCCCACGCCGCCCATGGAATCCCGCGATCCGAGCAGCACGCCACGCACATCACGCCCTCCCCCTGCACCCACCCCTGCCGCACGTCCTCGACGCCGCACACGCGCTGGCAGTCGGAGCAGACCCCGATTGGCTCCCGAGGCCCGAACTCCTCCTCCTCGCGCTCCCACCTGAACGGCCCCGTCTTCCGGTGCTTCACGGAGCAGCGACGCGTGCAGCAAGGCTCCTCGACGTGGACCTGGGCGGCGTCCCGCATGAACGGCGTCTTGCACTCAGGGCAGACGTACTCCTTGATGTCGCGCCCTCTAGGAGGCATCCGCGCCTTCCAAGTAGCGGTTCTCCCATTCCGGCTCCTCGCCCAGGGAGTACGCACAGACCTTGTCGCCGGGGGACAGCATGTCGCCGCAGCCACCGCATTCGAGATCGGCGTGTGGGGCCGCCTGCAATGTCGTCTTCTCGCCGATGTTGAGGTACTCCTGCGTCTTCTTCTGCCCGAACGACACGCTCTCGACGCGCGAGATGCCGAGGTTCGTGTAGGCGCCGACCTTCATCTTCGGGGCGCGCAGAACGCCCCAGACGGCACGCTCCGCGTCCTCCCCGGAGCCGCGGGAGAGCGCTACGCCGGGGCCTCCGCACGTCAGCTCCCCGCACGACTCGCAGTAGAGGTAGCGGGCCATCTACGCAGCCTGCGACTTCCATCGGTAGGAGGACTTCGCGGAGCCGCGCTCGAGGACCCCGTCCTTGCAGAGCTTGGCAGCCGCACCCTGAACCTGGTCGAGGTCCAGGCCGGTCTCCTTGGCGACGACGGACGTCGGAATGCCCTCCGCCGTCTGGAGCGTGGCGTTGTCGCGGTAGTAGTCCCTGACCGGACCCCTGACGCTGCCGCGGGCCGCCTTCGGCTTCTTCTCCGGCTCGGGGGCCGGGGCCGGAGCGTCGATGCCGAGGAAGTCGTGGATCTTCGCCTGTTCGGCGTCGAGCTCGCGCCGAGTAGCGGCGATCTGCTCCAGCCGCGTCCTCCCCTCGGCGACGAGGTTCGCCTTCATCTTCTCGACGGCCTCCAGCCGAGCGGCGAACGTCGGCTCGGTGGGCATCGAGAGTCCGGTGCCGGCCGCACTGTAGTTGTCCCCCAGGCCCGCGAGGGCTGGATTGGTAGCTTCCACGGGTTACCCCTCCTTCTCGGGCGCGATCTCGAAGCTGTCGAGGTAGCGCGCCTTCTCATCTGCGTGATAGGTGAACTTCATCTCGGCATCGACCTCTCCGGCAACCCGCGCACGGTCTGCGATGGCCGCGTCCGTCGTCCAGTAGTCGTGCCCGTCCGATGCCGTGATGCAGAAGGACGCCGGCTTGGTCGCGGACTTCGGCCTGTCCTTCACGTTCTTCACGGTGCCGGTGAACGAGGCGTGCTCCGTAGGTGGCGGCCCGGAGACCGCCCTGGGCGGGGACGCCGGGGCTGGCGGCGGTAACGGCGCCGGACTCCCCGATGCGTCCCCGCCCTTCGCCCACAGCGCCAGCTTCCGGCCGATCTCGGCGTTGAGCTGATCGCCTGCCTTGAACCACTCACGGAACTGGTATGGCAGCTTCGTGAGCAGCTTCTCGCCCTCGTCCTGCGGGAAGAACGTGGGGCGCCCGTCGGATCCGGGCGGCAGTAGGAGCCGCAGCGTCATGTCGAAGAACAGGGGCGACGTCGAGATGGGCGCCCACCCTTTCTCGGGGTCCTTCCCCTTCGTGAGACGGATCTTCTCGTGGGCCCTGTAGCAGAAGATGAACGTCACGTCGGTGAGCTGGAGGATCCTCTGATTCAGCTCCTTGCGCTCTGCCTTCGGCTTGATCTGCGCGGCGAACTTCAGCTTGTCCCGGCGCTCCCAGTTGTCGCCGGCCTTCTTCTCCAGATAGTCGTCAATCTGGTCGAGTACCCCGCCGTCGCCGTCGTGCTCGTGCGACATCGAGTCCACCACGATGATGCGTGCCCCTTGGGCAACGCAGTAGTCGATTGCGGCCTTGTAGTCGAGCGGGCCGAACGGCGGGTTGAACGGGACGTGCTCGAACTTGAACTTGTCCGAGTAGTGGCGTGCTCGCCCGCCCTCTGTGTCGATGCAGAAGATCGGCCCCGGGCGCACGCTCTGGATCCCGACCGCAAGCTCCAGCGCCGAGTAGGTCTTCCCGGACGAGGATGCTCCGGTGATGCCGATGAGCAGCGGAACGTCGGTACGGGTAGCGATGTGGTGCGTGAACTGTCGCTTGAAGTCAGCCATGGATGTCCATCGCCTCGTCCCCGTCCTCGACGGCCTGCGCCAGGTGCCACGGCTTCGCCTCGATGCGGGTGACCGGGTACGCCGGCCAGCGGTTCGTATCCAGACACTCCTTCCAGATGCGGCACGCGCGGGCCCACTGGTGCTCGCCGAGGCTTTTCATCGTGCCGGCCAGCGGGGCCAGCCGGATCCGAAACGGCTCGTTGCTCTCGGCGAAGATGAAGTCCATCTGGGGCTCGTCCTCGAACAACACCCGGGCCGCCTCGGTGTAGGCGGCATGCTGGACGTGGTAGCCGTACTTCACTATGGACTGCGTGACCGCGTCTTCCGAGGCGCTCTGGCACGTCTTGAGATCAAGGATTCTGAGCTTCGGGTCGAGCAGGAGATGGTCCAGGCGGCCGGCGCACGTGACCCCGTGTGGGGAGTCCCATTCGAGCTCGACCTGGCTCTGCCCCGACAGCCTGATCCCGTGGTCGTGTAGGAGCTGCGAGTTCACCGCCTCCACGAACAGCCGGTGCTTCTCGTAGGTCTCCAGCAGCACGACCAGCTTCCCGGCGGCCTCGGCGTCGTCGCGGGCCGCCTGCGCCGCCTTGGACTTGAAGTCGCCGAAGTCCAGCACCGCGATCTCGGGCCCGACGCCGAAGAGCATCCGATCGAGGATGTTCCCTCGTACCGTTGCCGCGGTCCCCTTCTTCTCGTGCCCGCCAAGGTCCGGGTGGAAGTACCAGGCGTGGTACGGCGACAGGGTGAGCAGGGTGTTGGCCGTGCTCTGGTGGAAGCGAGGGGTCATCGCGCGAGTGCCCCGCGGCGACGGCCGGGCTCTGGCCCACCGTCTCGGTGCGCCTCCGGGTAGATACCGGTAAAGCGCCAGAGCTTGCCCCATTCCATCGCCTGCGCCCGTGCTGAGTAGAGAACGCGCGCCTGCTGGTCGGTGAGCCCGGCAACCGGATCCGGGCCAAACGCGGCCGAGCGCACGATCTTCATCAACCGCGATGCTTTCGTTCCCATTCGTCCCTCTCTGGGTCGTCGGAGGTTGCCCGGATTCGATCCTCGAAGGCCGCGACACGCTCGCCGGTCTCCGGCGGGATGCCGTCGAGGAGGAGGACGGCGGTACGGAGCGCCACGCGCTCTTCCTGGGACAGCGGGCCGCCGTTCAAGTGAGTAGCCTCTCGCCGCACTCCACGCACACCCGGCTCGCCAGACGATCTCCGCAGTAGCCGCAGTGGATCACCTGCGGCACCGGCTTCTTCACGGCGGTGGCCTTCACGGCTTCGGACACGATCGGGCGGACGGAAACGACCCACTTCGACAACTCCCCGACGTAGGGGCTCTGGGTAGGGAAGTCGGTGGCCTGCCGCTTGAACGCCTCGATATCCTCGCGACGCGCGTACTGCCCGTTGCTCGCCACGTCGCAGCCGGCTGTGCCGAAGCCGGCAATCACTTGAGCCTCCGGATCCCGCCGCACTCGCGGGCCCGCTTCGCCTTTTGCAGCTCTCGGCCCAGCGCCTCGGCGGCGGCCTGTCCCTCGACGGTATCCGAGAACTCCGCCGTGATCTCCAGCACGATCGGCTGCGTCAGGTCGATGAGGGTAGGGCCGGGGGCCGAAGCCCCCGGGTTCTTCGGCGGGGCGTCTGTGGACCCGGACGGGGTGGGACTCGTCGGTGGGGTCGTGGGGCGGGGCCGCATCTGTCAAATCGTATCGGGGCCGGGTTGGGCGGTCAAGAAAATTCGCGCGGCATAATGGCCCCGATGGACATCGTCACGCCCGAAGTCGCGAACTACTTCCGGTTGCCCTACAAGCCAACGGAGCGCCAGCTCGCAGCCCACACGGCCGTCGCCAGGTATCGCCTAATGGGCGGCGCGGCGGGGTCTGGAAAATCGGTCTGGCTGCGCTGGGAAGCCTACGCACAGTGCCTTGCCATACCGAAATGGACCGCCCTAATCCTCCGGAGAACCTCGAAGGAGCTCGAGGACAACCACATCTCAAAGATGCGAACGGAGATGCCGCCCGAGCTCGCCACCTACAACGAGCAGGATGGGATTCTCTCCTTCTTCAACGGATCTACGCTCCGCTTCGGCCACTTGGAAACGAAGCGCGATCTGATGAAGTACCAGGGTGGCGAGTACGGGTTCTGCGTCGCAGGTGGAACCGAGATCGAGATGTCCGACGGCTCGTTTAGGGCCATCGAGAACATCGCCGTCGGTGACCTCGTAGCGACCCTCAAGGGCCCACGGGCCGTAACGCTTACGCCGCCGCCACGGCGGGTCGAGTGTTACCGCGTGCGGGCCGGCGGCTTCTCCGTAGTCATCGGCTCAGACCATAGCCTTTTAACTGGTGAGGGCGCATGGGCGGGAGTCCCTTCACTCCTGCGCGACGACACCACTCGATCCCGTGCAGCTTCCGGCACACGCGTAGCCGGATCGCCGTCGTCCCCAGTAACCGATGGGCTGCCGTCGTCGTCACGTCCGGATCCATCGCAAGAGCCTGTACCTTCTCAACAAACTCGGGCGGGAAACCTGCCCCTGGGCTTCGCCGCTTCTTCAGCAGATGGTCGAACCGCGTCCGAAGCGTCATGTGGTGAACGCCCAGAAGCTTGGCCGCCTGAAGCGTTGTCCTGCCTTTTAGCGCTCGCCGTACCTGTGCCTCCGTCAGCTGGATCAGGTTTGCCGCCCGCAGGTCTTCTGCGTGCTCCTGCGTATGGGCTGAACGGCTCGGCATCAGGCGCAGGTTTCGACGTCGGTTGTCGTGACGAACGTGATTCTCGTGATGGACTACCTCTTCCGGCCGAAGCAGCCTGCCAAGTAGGCACTCCATCACCAGCCTGTGCTGCGGCACCCGCTTCTTCAGCCCCGAACAACTTGGATGATCCGGCGAATACTCCAGAACATACCCTTGTCGAGAGGTTACGGTATAGCCACCCCTACACGAAGGCCCACGAGGTCTCGTCGCGGGCCGTCCGCCTCGTCCCCTTCGATATTTCCCCAGTGGGTGAGGTGGAAGTTTTCGATCTAAGAGTGGAAGAGGTCTCTCACTACATTTCACGGGGAGGGTTTGTATCACAAAACTGCGGTTTTGACGAGCAGACACAGTTTACCTTCGACGAATTCGTCTTCCTGACCTCGCGTAATCGGAACGTCAACGGCAGGCCGAACATGGCCGGGGCCACGAACCCGGGCGGTATCGGGCACGTCTGGACGAAGACTCTGTGGATCGACAAGCGACCGTTCAACGGGTGGCCCGCGACCGGATACGTGCCAGAGCACTTCGCGTACATTCCAGCCCGCGTCTACGACAACCCGTTCTTGATGGAGGCAAACCCGGAGTACGAGGAATACCTCCGGAACCTCCCCGAGGCGCTCCGGGCCGCCTACCTCGACGGCTCATGGGACCTCGTGGCCGGCCAGTATTTCGATTGCTGGAACCTCCAGAACAACGTGGACTTCTCGCCCAAGGTCGAGTCCCCCCCCTGGTGCGAGCGGAACATCGGCATCGACTGGGGCTTCTCCCACAACTCCGCCGTCGAGTGGGGCGCGACCGACGAGCGGGCCGAGACCCTGACCGTCTACCGGGAGCTCGTCGCCCCCAGGATGACCCCGGAGAAGCTCGGGGAGTCGATCGTGGCCTTGACGCCCCCCTCGGAGCGTCCCTCGATCGCGAACATCTACCTCTCCCACGACGCCCACGAGCTCCGTAAGGAGGAGTTCTCGATCGCCGACCAGCTCGGCAGGGTCCTGACCGCCAACGGCCTGCCGTGGCCCCAGAACGCCAGGAGCAGCCGGATCCCGGGCTGGGTGCACATGTACGAGATGCTCCGCGCCGGCCAGCTCCGGATCCACAAGAGCTGCACGGCCCTGATCGCGGCCATCCCGGAGCTACAGCGGGACCCGGACGCCCCGGACGACGTCCTGAAGATCGACGGGGACGACGCCCCGGACGCCCTGCGCTACCTGATCCAGAACCGGTGGGGGACCGGCAACCCGCCCTTCGAGGTGGCGGTCGGCCGGGCGATGCAGGCGCTTGAGGACACCCACGGGAAGCCGAAGGACATGAACCAGCTCTTCATCCGGCAGTTGATGGCACGGGAGAAGGCCCGGGGGGTCGGCGACAAGCCGTTCTCGCTGGACGGGGGGCGGCGTCGGGGGGCCGGGAGGGGGTCAATGAAGTATTTGCAAGCATCTTCTAAGTAGATTGCATCTTTTTCGCTTGCCTTAAAAAGTAAGTGTGCTTTTACATTCAATCCA